CCAAGGTCTTAAAGAATCTTCATAGCCAGTATCAATTACATCAAATCTATCTCTGGCTCTCCCCTCTTTAAGACTTTCATCAAACTCGCTTTCGTCAAAGATACCATCGTAAGAATCAAACCACTCCTGCGCTTCTTCCTGCGCTCTTTCGTCATCACCATCAACTTCCCAATCATAGTCTTCGTCTTCTGGGAAGTATATCTCATTATCCCCAAACACAAACACGTGTTTGCCTTCTTCCTTGTCGAAGTACCAAGTGTAGTCAGTATGGAAACCGTCACTATCAAGAACAGACTTGGAAGCAATATACTTGAACCTGCCCTCTGTTGGGTCATCGTCTGGGTCAATGTCGGCTTCTCCGTCATTGTAATTGAACTTCACACCGTCTTGGTGCAGGAAAAGATGGATTATCCAATCCTAATCAAGTTTCTCTTCCCAACCGCCAATGTTGGCTGTACCGCCCTCAACATAAAGTGGCTCTGTATTGGTCGGGTCATTTACTCCCTCTTTACCGTTTACAATGCACAAGCCCTCACCCTCTTTCGATGGGTAATGAACAAACAGCATTGTTTCTGTTCCGTCTGGAAGTTCGCCCTTTCTTAACATAGCCCAAGTTCCAGATTCATCTTTTGCAATAGACTCACCTAACAGGTAATCTGGCTTTGGCTCTCCGTATGGGTCATAGTCATCACGATGTCTGTAATACCAATCAGCACCTAAATCGTCTTCAACAGGAACAGTAATATAATCATCCTCTGCTTTTACAAGAAGAGATTTACCGCCATAATAGATACTACTTTCTCTGACACGGTACCAGTTACCATAACTGTCTAACAGTTCCTTTAACTGTTGTTCATTTACCTCTGAATCTCTGTACTCAAATATCAACCCGACCATATCATTGCCAAGGTCTCTCTCGTCTATGAAATCTACTTTCGGGAACTTTCTATATAAATCTGTTACTACTTCTGTTGCGTTCTTCATAATCTATTACCTGTATTCAATACAACCGTCTTGTGTAATGGTAAAGCCATCGTAACCTAAATCTCTGCCATAGGCATCATAGTCAAAATAGTATTCAGAGTTCTGAACACCGTCAATACCAACTTCATTTACAAATGCTTCACCAATATCATAATCAGAAGCGTTTTCGTCTCCACACCAGTATTGACCTGCGTTCACATAAATGGTGTTGCCTTCTTCGTCTTCCTCGTCAGTTTCGTATTCGTCAAAACTCAAATCTCTGCCGAGTTTTTCATAGTCAAAATAACTTTCAATAGATTCCCTGCCGAGTGCTTCAACACCGCCTAAATCGTCAATAAAATGTTCAGCCATTTCTCCAAGGTCTCTTATTCCCGGGTAGTAAATAATATCACCGCTTTCTATTCCGTCAATGGCTTCCTGCAAGTCACCTGTTACCTCATAAGCATTGGCAACCGCTTCATCATCTCCAACCCTTTCAAGCATTTCTCCAAAATCTTGTAAGTCTTCGTAACAGGGATACTCGCCAAAGTCCTTCCAATTAAAGCCAGAAATGTTGCAATCGTAATCTGTTACGAACCACTCTTCATACTCTGGTGTATCACAGCCAATTCTATGCAATACTTCTTCAAAGTCATCTTCGTCAATCGGGAACTCAACCCATTCGCCAACAAGTGCGCCCTCTTCGTATTTGCCGAGGTTTGTAATAAATGCCTTAAATTCTGGTTTTTCCATTTTTACTAATCTTCCTTTATCTATATATACAGTAAAAGCACAGGCACTTGTCTAACGCAAATGCCTGCACCCTTAATCAACTAATTCTGATAAACTTGTTATCTAAAACAGGGTTCAAGGTAAACTCTCCGTAGTCTAATGCTTTCGCTTCCATTTCTACATTGAAATACCTTTTCAGTATATTCATAAGAATAGAACTATCTAATTCTTTACTTGATGTTACCGTGAACTTCACATTTGAGTTTGGGTCAAGTGATTCATAGAACAGTTCAAGGTCATAAATGTCTAATGCGGATAGAATAAACTTCTTATTCTCTTCTACCTGTTGAACAACCGCTTCTCCGTATTCAGAAGCATATTGTTCTTCGTCTTCCTCATTCATAGCAATGGCATTGTTCTCTTCGTCAAAGCCCTCTATGAGAATAGGGAATTGAATGGTCTTCTTCTGCATTTCATTTATGCTTGTGTCAGTACCATCGTCTTCTATATCGTCAACAGTTACTTCTGTTTCTTCCTCGGCAGGTTCGTCTTCTAATTCAGTATCAGATACTTCCGTGTCGGTATCAACATCTATATCGTCAATATCTATATCGTCTGCTTCGGTTAAGTAGGATTCAGTTAAAGATTCATTCATAGGAGTGAAATGGTCTTCAAGATACTTTTCTATAAAAGGTCTGTCAACTACAAGAGCAATTTCTATCAGATTATCTTCTACAAATTCTGTTGCTTCTTCTTCGTCCATTAAATCAACGGCATTTCCGCTAACCTTGCCAGAATAAAAAGCATAATCGTGTAAGAATTCGGAGTCTGAAATGAAATCATTTCTTAATGCTTCACAGGCTTCCTCTACCTCATTGAAGTTATAACCCGGAAAGTTCTTGTCTGCCCACTCATCGTGAGTTAAATATCCTTCTGACATTGTTCCTGTTGACACTCCATTTCCTAATGCTTGATTAAACAGGCTGATTCCTGTACTTGGATTTGGTGGTATGATTTGTTTTTTCTATCTCTTTTTCATTTACAACTCACTATACTTTATCTATTTAATCCTTACACCTAATTTCGCTGTCAAAAATGACACGAAAATGTTGATTTTTTCAGTTTACAAATTTATTTCCTTGCTGTTCCTGTCCAACCACAGCCAAAACATTCATACTGATACTGCGGTGGGTAACTCGTCAGAACAATATCTGTTCTTTTATACAGGCGGTTTTTACACTTCGGGCATTCAACATCTACTGGCTCGTATCTTTCTCCATACATTCCATAGACATCTTCTTTGTTATATTCTTCCCAAGTCTTCATTCTTCTTTCTCCTTTCCCCACTTGCAATACCCATCATCTTCGATTTCATTCAACCATTTCCAACACCAATCAAGTTCTTCGTCCTTAAACTCGCAATTTCGACAGAAAACTGGCTTTACATATCCAACTGCTTCAAGAGAATGTCTCTCAATATCAAACTGTAATTCAGTAAGTGGTTTGTTAAAGATTAGTTGTGTCTCATCATTAAAAGTATATCTATCTATTGGACTTTCTAATTTAAGAGTTACCCTTGCCATTTTCATTACCTCTCATATCTGCTCCGCAGTTCTGGCAGAAGTTTCCATAGTCACGTGACTCTTTTTTACAAGCCGAACATACATAAGTGTCGGGCGCAAACCCCCTCCCTATTCTAATCCAATGAGCATAAACATTCTCACGAACATCGGCGGTCGGCAAGGCATTTAGTTTGTCATAAACTTTGTGTAATTCCTTTTTTATTTCTCTGTTATCATCAAAAACATCATATAGTTCTGCGTATGTTTCAAGGACTTCTGCCTTACTTACTGCATCAATGTATCTCGGCATTATTTCTCCTTTCGTACTCAATATCTTCAACCGCATCTGTTACCAGTTTAAGAAGTTCGGACACTTCGTGTTCTTTCAAAAATTCGTCAAGTTCATAAATCATATCGTTATAGTCCTCTATTCTGTATCTACTCATCCTTCTCTCCTTTCGCCGTCACTACAAAAATCTTCAGCGTTTCTATCTATGTGCATCGCTCTACACCACGGAATCTCAAGGTGTTTATGAATACACCAATGTTTGCAATCCTTGCACCGCACCAAAGGCTCCCAATCAAGGATTTTTCTATACTCAACGGAATGAGTGGGTGGATATTCAGAAACCCTTAAAACAGGCTTTTTAATGACAATATCATCATTTTCTTCAAGAGCCTGCATAACTCTTTCTGAAAGATTCTTCGTTAATTCATTTGTGATAAATTCAAAGAACTTCTTATCATCTTTCAGATAGTCCACTTGTTCTTTTGGGATAAGACTTACTGTTGTTTCTCGCATTCTTCTGCCATCCTCTCCGCTTCTTTCTTGTCCCTCTGGCGGTTGTAGTCTTTGTTACTGGTGTGTACTCTTGTACCAGTATTCCACTTGATATTCTCCCTATCTCTTTTCATAGAGTTAAGGTATTCTTTCTTCGTCATACTTTTCTTTTTGAGTAATTCAACATCATTCACAGACATTTAATTCACCTCTTATACTAATTACTCCTGCACCTTTATTCTTTATAATTTCGTACTTAATTAGTTCTGGAAGTCTTCTTTCAAGGTCTCGTTCAAACTTATATTGGAGTTCTCTTTTAAGGGATTCTATCGCAAGTCCCTCACATTGTTCAGAGTCAACAAAAGAAGTAACAAAGCATTGGATTCTTGTTATGTTCTGATGCCCTATTTCTTTAGTGTAAGGAATGGTGTCTCGATATTGCTTCAATTCTCTTTCAAGTTTAGAAATATGCTCTAACAGATTGTGTCTTTCTTTTGAGAACTCTGCATCGGCAAGCCATTGCTGTCCATCTTTTGCATTTTCAATAATTTCATTGAGTTTCTTATCTGTCAGTATTCTAATCATTTTTAATAACCACCTTTTCCATAGGAGTATAATAACTACAAGGAAATCCGTTCTGTTCTCTTTCAAGATAATTCTTCCAAGCATTATCTCTGTATTCTTTTGAGAAGAACATAGGGTTTGGAGATACATACATTGTGCCGACAGTATTCATATCTCTTCCACATACAGGAGTGTGGAAACAAGTCTTGCATCTTTCGGCTCTGCAATTAAACTTGTCACGAAGTTCGTCAATGTTTATCATCTTCCACCTCATCCATTACGGCACCACAATAAGGACAGAACTTTGACTTCCCATAGGTGTTCCAATCTCCACAAGCGGAGCAATAGAACTTCCGTCTGCACCAAGCATCATCGTTCTCGTCATACTTTTCTTCCCAATGTGCGTGGACATTCTCTCTTACATCTGCCCACGGAAACCTTGCAATATCATTGGCATCAATGGTCTTGTCTTTCATATTATTTGCAAACTCCATTAAAGGATAGACTTCAACATATCTCTTATTCATCTTCCACTCCTTTTATATCTCCAAATGATTTACAATAATTATAGCAACTAACACAGATGCTAAAAGAGCATTTACTATGAATCCAATCATATAAAACTCGTCAAAGTCGAAATCATTATCAGAATGAATCCAAGTAAGAAAAAGAAGAAAGAGAGCATCTACAATAAGAAAAACTATCGTGATACCAAAGGCTGCAAAAAATTTCATTACTTTCCCCCATTCTTCCCAAACATAAATAGCAAAGCCCACGCAGGAATTTCTGTCACAGGCAAGGACCCAAAACGAACCCAAATATAAATTTCAAAAGCAATAATTCCAACCACAAGTAACAGTTGAACTATTACAAGTACCAAAGCCCAGTTGATATTCTTCATTTCTTCACCCAATAGATACCAACTTTATCGTTACTGCAATTCCAGATGTCTTCAAACTTGCCCCGAATAATGCAGGACAGGTGGTGGGAACCAACAGAGATTATAACTTTGTTGTAGTGCTTACTGAACCTGTCAATGAACTGCTTGCCAGTAAGTTTCGTGTTGTCAAGGTTTCTGGGCTGATTGCACTTGACCCAACCAAGAGAGGTAAGGTACTTGTCGATAAGGCGGTTCTCTCCTGTGTCATACCCAGTTTCCACCTGCATCTTCGTCATATCCAGAGCCACGGTCTTGTAGTCCAGACCAGTTGCATTGGCAATGGCACGATAGACACAATCGGAAGTAATCTTGTTCTTCGGGTTCACATTGTTGTAGTGGTAGTATGCGGTTTCGGGATGTTTCATCCTGCGCTTTTCTTCTTGGGTCATTCTTCCACCTCTTCGTATTCGTCAATGAACTCAATGGCTTCGTCTTCTGTGGGGAAATCAACCCTCATATTCCCCTTGTAAATGGTTGTGCAGGAATCGTTGATATTTACTACATAACCATTGTAGGTATAAGTGAAGTTCAATGTAGTACCCCCTTATGCGGTGTATTTCTTAATCTGCGCCAGAGTGAAATCGGGGCAGGGGTTCTCTTCGGTGGCATACTTCTTGTGAAGCCAGACTTCGTTATCGTCACAGGCATCCCAATAGTTGTCACCAGAACGGAAACTGTGGAACAGGACAGCACCATTGGGAGAATAGCCAGTAGTGCTTTCTTTCTTGTGCGCCCACATACCGTGAGAGCAACCAGATGCTCCAACTTTGAAGCAAACATAGCCAGTATAGCCGAGTTTGATGGCGGTGGTAAGGAAGTTACGCATCTGCTTCAACTGGGAAAGAGAAAGTTTCTCATTCCACCAATCGAAGATACCAACTTCGTCATAGATTTTGCCAATACGATAGGCTTTCTTGTTGCCAGACCAACCAACATAGGTCATACGCTTGTAATCGCACCAGTTGTTAGCATTGGCATCTTCAAGGTCGGAGATAAGGATGTTGACATTTTTAAGGGCTTCGTTTGCGTTCATTGTAGTTGCTCCTTTTTTTATCTTACATTGCATATTATATCATACTTTGCGGTATTTGTCAAGCACAAGTTTATTACGAAATAGCACCCCTGCGCTTCAAATCCATATAGCACCAATGCTGAACACGGTTAGGCTCCATATCACGGAGAAGAATCATCTCATTGTCGAACTTTCTCTGGTAGTTCTCAATGTCAATTCTCTGCTGTCTGATGCTCTTTCCAAGAGGGTCATACCCTGCATCAAGGTCGGAAGCCATATTCTTCAACATAATGGCAATGATGTCTTTCTTATCTTCAAACCAGATTTCAAACCAATCGTTCTTCATTTGAGTACCCCCTGTGTTTTATCTAACCTACATTGCGTATTATACACCATTTTGAGCAATTTGTCAAGCACTAAAATAAGACCCAACCATATTTCAGATTGGGTCTTGCAGAAAGGAGGTCACTAACAATGAATAGTCATTGTTTACAGGGGATAGTAGATTTGAACTACTGGAATCACGGAGTCAAAGTCCGTTGCCTTAACCGCTTGGCTAATCCCCTAAAATCAAGGCACTTTTTGTCTGGCAGAAAATTGTAATTTCTGTGATGTTATAATTCTGAATAATAAAGAATTGCTGTAAGTGCCTTTTTATTATTTCCAGACAGTTTGTTTTAGTTTTTCAGACTTGTTTTAAGTTGCTGTAACTGTCTTATGTTTTTGTACTTATCCCACCCAGACTACCTCATATCTGGGCTTGTTTAAGGTGTTGAGCATAACAGCCATTGGGTCAAGTTTTTCTTTAACTGTTACTGCACCGTTTTCGTCAGTAGTTTCCTCGTAGGTTGTGCCTTCAAGGATAGACTTGAACAGGGATGCGGAGTAACCGCTAACCATAGCGCAATCTTCTCCGTCAAACTTCTGTTGGAACATACCGCACTTGCTTGCTCTGACATTCCAATAGACAATAATGGGAAGAGTGTAGCCGTACTTCTCGTACTTCTCTTTCATAGAAGTCATAAAGGTCTGGTTGGGCTGTCCTACACCAATAGACCTCTGGTAGAAACCCCAATTACAATCTCTATCTCCCCTTGCTTCGTCAAACTGCATATCAGAGATAATATACAGTTTCTTCGGCATATCTTCTGGCTTGGTGTTGTGGTTGACAGCCGTTTGAAGAATTAAGTCAAAGGCTAATTCAAGGTTGGTGTTTCCTGCGTTGATGCAGGAAATGTTGGAAACCTTTTCCACAATATCATTACCGACAAGTTCAACCAGTTTGGGCTGATAGTCAAAGGTAATGAAGTGGTTTTTGAAAGGTCCCTTGCACTTGTCGGCGCAATAGATGCCCAGAGAAAGCGCAACCTCAACAGGAAGACCACTCATAGAGCCAGAGGTGTCAACCATACACAGACCAGTTTCTTCCTTGCCCTCAAAGTAGTTGGGCAAAGAGTTCCACATCTTGTTAAGAAGAACTCTATCTTTCTTCGGAACCCTCTCTGCGCTGTTATAGTGGCACATTGGGCTGATGCCAAGGCTAAATACCTTATGAATAATATCCACAGGGAAAAGGGCATTTGCGTGGAGATTATCAGCGTTACACAGATAGTTGATATACCTATCCTCATCGTGCTTTGCAAAAGCGTTGGAATAATTCAAGGAAGCCTTGCCGGGAACCTTGTTGTAGTCAATCTTCTTCCACTCGTTTGCAGACATCTTAACTTCGACAACATCAAGGTATGCACGAAGTTTAGACAGGGTTTTCCTGTAAGACTTGGGTGACCACCCAAGATACTCACGGATAACCTTTGCCTTGATGGCTGTGTCAGCAGAGGAAGCGTTCTCGGACGGAAGCCACTTCGCCAGAAGCGAAATCGGCTTGTTGTCATACCAGTTCACAATGTCTTCAAGAATCTGGTTCTTAATGAAGGCAAGGACATTGTTCTTCACACCAGTATTGAACAGGCAGAACAGGTCATCCCACCTGCCGAACTCCGCAAAGTTGGCAAGGTTGTTGATGATATACTCTGGGTAGTTGTCTGCAAGCCAGATAGTAATGGCACGAAATACTCTACGCATACCCTGCCCACCACGAACATCACGCACATAGAACAGGATTTTCATAGCGGTTGCTCTGTCTTCCGCAAATGCGTGTTTGAATGTTCTGATGATGTCATTGGCATCAGAATCTTTCATAGCACCAAGGCTACCAAAGGCATCCAGACAAGAGTTCATAGTGGAGTTGAGAGCAGTTGCCCCATTCTCCGTTGTGGTGTAATTTGCTTCATCTTTAAGTTCTTCTAAAAAACTCATCGTTTAGTCCTCTCTTACTAAAATCAACTATGCACAATATGGTAATTTGATTACAACTCAAAGCCGAAAGTGTTATTGCTGTGTGTGCATTTTCTAACCACTTTTTTTCACCTCATTTAGCATATTGAATAATGATAGAATTGCTGTGAGTGGTTAAGCCCTCGGACGGATTCGAACCATCAACCCACGCATTACAAATGCGTTGCGCTACCGTTGCGCTACGAAGGCAAGTTGTGTGACTTATCCCTTTTCGTTACCTCACACTAAAAACAACCTACGGCTTCTCGCTTATTGGGGATAGGTTGTTGTCAAGGCTATACATTCCTTGACCCAATGTGTTGCTCGTAAGATGGGCAACCACACCGCAAGGCTCAACCCCTGCTTGCATCGGACATCCAATGGAGTTCCCCGACTTTACGCAAGTCCACTTACTGCAAGGTTTCATTTCTAACGCACCCCTTGCAACAACTTTCAGTATCGGGTGGTGGAACAACTGACCTAACTGGGTACGCAGGTCTATGGGATGCGTGTTAGGTGCTGATACAGGCACACAATGTACCTTTAAGCCACTTTGGTAGTCAGCCATCAGCAGAGTGGCACTACTGAAACTCACATTACATCAGAGTTTCTTGACGATGGGTTTCTGGTACAACCCACGAACCAGACAATACTTACGTGCCTTGTCTTTGGCTCGACCTCGGTCAGATTGGGTTCACCTGTGGGTATTTTGACTAACGGCTCCCACAATGCCAAATCGGGATGACAGGATTTGAACCTGCAACCTCACGGACCCAAACCGTGCGCTCTACCAAGTTGAGCCACATCCCGAACTACTTTACATCGGAATTGCGAAGTAATGGTCTGCGCTGTAACAATCAGAGCCATCTTCTTCTGTGGTAACAGAACTGATGTACTGATACCCAAGGTCGGAAAGAAGCCAACGAAGACGAAGATGCTCGTGCTTCCAATCTCCACGGTCAATGGCAATCTTCACAACAGTATTGGTGAAGAAACCGATTTCTTCGGGGTAGATATAGTTTTCGTTAAGAAACTCATACAGGCTCTTTTCGATTTCAAGTTTCGTCATTTCAATGAACTCCCTTCATTTGATATTGCGTATTATAGCATATCACAGGGTCATTGTCAATACCTTTTTTGAATAAATTTTAATTGTTCTATATCTTCCAGTAAGATTTCTTCTTTTGTTCTTAATTTACCAGAAGCAAGAATGATAAGCAGGAGTAAGGTAATCATTCTTTGCTCTCCTGTTTCTTAACGATATAATCATATACATCGTCAATGGTATTCAATACAATCGGGGTTCCGTCTTCCTTAATACAGCCCTCTTCATATTTCGCCCCGAACTCCAACTCAAAGCACCAGTAATCAAGAATTGTCCCGATATAATCATCGAAGTCTTCTTCCGTGAAATCACAGCACTCTGTCAGCAGGTCATAGTAATAAGATTGCCAAGTATCAAAGACATTCTCCGCATAACAACCCATAGCATCACAAAGATTTTCAAGTTGTTTTGACATAGTAATATAATTATTTACCGCCCTGTTGAATTGGTCTCTCGTCAGTTTCATTCCTGTACTCTCTTCAAAATGCTGTCTATATCCTTCTCGTTGAACTTGGAAGAAAAACCTGCCGTTGGAGTTGAAGGAACCTTTGCAGAAGTGGTATCGCATTTTGTGTAGTCATCAAGACTAACATACCAATCTGAACTCACAGAACTTACACCAGAACCACAGGTAACCTTATTATAATCCCAAGTAATCTCTCCCTTACCAAGAGGACACATTGAGTTTGTTCTTGTGCAGATACCGCAGGGCAATCTGTACCAACAGTATTCATAATAATTAGGCTCCGCACTTGTTCCAGTAGGAGCAAAACCACCAGATGCTGTTCCTGTTTCCTTATTATAATCAAAATTAAAATTGCTACTGTTTGTAGAAGTTGTAGTTTTCATTCTTTTCTCCTTTATGCAAAAGGTGGGATTTGAACCCACACGATATTTCTATCGGCAGATTTTGAGTCTGCTATGTCTTCCTGTTCCATCACTCTTGCTAAATGCTTCGGGTCGGACTCGAACCGACACGGTATTGCTACCGAGGGATTTTAAGTCCCTTGTGTCTTCCTATTCCACCACCAAAGCATTACCCAGACCAATATGGCTCTCATTCCTACTTGCCCCAGATAATTTTTATTCAAGAACTTTTGTATGGTAGCCACTCCATATCATTCTCTGGTAATAGGCATTTTGACTACTTTGGTATGCCAGTTCCACCGTTGAGCCACTTCCTTGTGCGCCCCAAGATTGGTCTGGATGGAGATAGGGGGACTCGAACCCCCGACCCTCTGAATGCAAATCAGATGCACTCCCAACTGTGCCATACCCCCATTAAATTAGCCATAGGTATTATGTTACACCTCAACCTATGTAAAACCTGCCGATGAATTCTTCTAACCGGTATGAGAATTCCTATCCGTAACATTTCCAAATAAATTGGTCAAGTGTGCAGTAGGCTAACCTCGTTTAACCCACGAGTGCTTCAATCACACGCATCCTAACTGGATTGCACATCCTTGGTACTGGGACTTCCGGTTTACCCTGTTGAGTTGGACCTCAAAGTGTTCCAGATATATAGGCACCTATTGTCTTCGTGGCTTTTAATGCTTGCCTATTGACCAATTTATACTCGGTATCGGACTTGAACCAATGACCCTCTGAATGTAAGTCAGATGCGCTCCCAACTGCGCTAACCGAGCATTTCTATTATTTTCAATTTTCATTTCTCCCCAAGAGCATTCAATGCCTGTTTATCCGTAATTTCCTTATTCCAATGTTTCAAAAGAACATCCTTATACTTTTTAATGTACCAAAATACTTCTGCTTCATTTGGTATCTTTTTTCCACTAACCAATACTTTGGGGTTGTCTGAAATGCTAACAGGTATCCTATCTCCGTCAACATCTACAAACAATACTGGGGAAACATAACATATACCAATCTTCAAATCATATTTAAGTCCAGTATCTTCCGTGGAAACACTAACCATTATTTTCCCTTTGCTTCTTTCAGCCAGTACCTATAAAACTCTTTCAAGGTTGGGTACTTATCTTTCAGATATTCATTTTCCCCATATTCTTTCTTGGCATCTTCCCAAGACCAGAACCACGCAAAATCTCTAATGTCCCAACTCTCTGATACCTTCTTGTAGGCTTTGCCGTTAGGAACATCATCAGTATTGCGAACTTTCCTGTTGGCAATCTTCTTCCTTGCCTTGGTGGATTTCGGCTGACTATCGTTTACAACAGGTACTTTTTTGTATGACCTACTCATAATTCCCCTACTCACAATGCCCCTATCGTGTCTGGGGGGACTCGAACCCTCAACCCACGGATTAGAAGTCCGTTGCGCTATCCATTGTGCCACAGACACATTATACAAGGCTCTTTTTCAACGCCGGAAAAATCATTGCTGTATGAGCCTTAAAACGGAGAGAAAGAGGTTTGAACTCTTGCATCATTTTACTGACCTAACTGTTTAGCAAACAGCCCCCTTGACCACTTGGGTACCTCTCCTTATCTTTTAAGAGTAAAATTAGAATCGTAATCGAACTCGTCACCAGAACTCATATATCTCAATTCTTCTGCTCTGTCTGGGCTTTGCTCAATCATTCTTGCAATAAGTTTCTTCGCCTGCCCATAAGTGAGTTTTCTTAAAATGTCATTGTTCCAGATTTGAACCTGCAACTCTGGGTTATCATCCCACTCGTACCAGATAATTCCGTCATACTGGTTCTTCATCTCTGTTTCCAGATACTCTGTGCAAATCAACTGGCGAATGTGGTACAAATCGTGGTAGTCGCATTTTTTGCTACCACCATATTCTTCCAACTCCGACAGGCTTGAAATGCCATAGGCTTTCTTTGCGTACTGGCTCTGGAAGTCAATTAAATCGTAGTCTTCGCAAAACTGCTCCGTAGAATCATTGTAATCGAACAGTTTACTATCGTCAAGCAACTCATAACAGACAACATCACCGAAAGCATATATACCATCAAATATCTCGTAAGAATAATATCTGCTCGTAAAAGGCATTTTATTCCTGTGATGATAGTTTTTCTACGCAGAATTTCTTGCTTCTCCACGGAAAAGATATGTCTTGTTATCAACAACCTCTTCTTTAATAATCTTCATAATTTACTCCTAAAACAAGACTCCATTATTAAGTTTGCACTACCAACTGTGCTACAACCTGCTCAATCGCAGATAGATTAGATTTGAACTAATGACACAACTTTTTGTTGCTGTTAGAGCCTTAAACGGAGAGAAAGGGATTCGAACCCTTGGGTGATTACTCACACAAATGATTTCAAGTCATTGCCGTTATGTCCACTTCGGCATCTCTCCGTGTCTGTTAGACCTCTTCTACGCTAATAATCCTGTACTCGCAATCAACACCAAGACCGTAGATTTCCTTGCACTCCTTAACAGAACTCATAATGCAGGTCTGGGTATTCCACTTTCCATTGGTGTATTCATCCCGATACTCAAATGTGATTTTCAGCATTTTCCTCTACCTCTTCTTCCTCGTTGTCAATAAAGATAATGTACTGGATAATAGCACCACAATTACAACAATGGCAATCGTGAACAATCCCGGGTCTGTCATACCCATAATCTTCTGTGTCGAAGTCTGCATCCCAAATCACAGACCTATGACCACAATGGAAACACTCGTACATAATTCTTCCCCTTTGTAAAGTTGCGGAAGTGTGGGTGTTTCTGGTTATGTTCGTGCAGTACCCATTACCAGAACCAACTGCACCCCACAAATCCACCTTTGTGATGGGTGGACTCGAACCACCAACCAGAACTTTATAAGAATTCCACTCTGACCATTGAGTTACATCACAATACTCTGGACCTTATAGGACTCGAACCTATGACCGCCCGGTTATGAGCCGGATGCACTAACCAACTGTGCGAAAGGTCCCAATGTCTGCCTTTCTCATTCCTCCTCCGGTATATGCGAGGCGAGCCTTCATAGACTATTCTTTCTATGGGCAGTTATTTATATTACTGTATTCTATTGTCTGCTAAAAACTTCTTGTAGGCTTCCAAATCAGCCTTTGAAGCCCTCTTCATTGCCGACAGGGGAGTTGACTTAAAATCGTCTTTCAACTGCCTAATGACCTGTTCAATGGGCTTGGTATAGTAAGAAGAAATCTCTACATTCTTACCAGTATCGTAACCAGTTCTGGAATCTTTTTCCCGAACTCTTTTGTAGGCGCAAAACTCTTCTGTATTTGTGTTATACTTGACGGTCTTTCCGTCTTTGGTGGCATACATCCACCACTCGTGGTCTGTGCCGACAGGATAGCACCTTGCTTTCATAGCAATAGCATTTGCCCTATCTTGGTACTCTTTCGGGCTTTCGGCAGGAGGTTTTAATTGCTTTCCGTGTCTGCCATAATGGTCATCTCTATCTTTTTCTGACTTGAAATCTTCCTGTTTAGAATCTTTTAAGCGTAATACTTTCATCGTGCCAACCCTCACGCAACTGCTTCTCCCACGCATCAATGTTTGCGTTGAAGAAGTCTTTATGCTTCTGAATATACTCCATAGGATGATACATATAGTAATCTTCCCAATCGTTAAACTTGTCTAACGCACCAGAGCCATCAATAACATCAAGCAGAGAATCTTCGTAGTCTTCTTTGATTTCTTCGGGTGTTCTGGCTTCTTCTTCAACTCTGATTTCGTCTGTCATAAGTATCACCTCACAGTATTTTCTACAATGGGTATTATACCATACTATACAACATTTGTCAACAAGTTTTTCACACCCCCACCCAGATTCGAACTGGGATTACCCCATCAAGAGGTATAACAGTTTTAGAGACTGGCGGTTTACCATTAACCTATGGGGGAATGTATGTGAACAAACACAAAGAACTGATGGCAGAGAAAGTGTTTGATTATTTCTTTTACGGAATGTTACGCTTCCTTGATGCACTTTTCCAGTTCTTCTACCGCTTCGTCATACTCGTCTTTTGAAAGCAGGTAGTAAACAGCCAGTTTCTTTCTTATATTCTCTGCATCATTCGCCCACTTGGAAGCAATATCGTATTCTCTCTCCGCATACTTTAATCGGGCTGTTGTAATCTTCTTGTTACATTTGAGGGCTGCAATTCTCTTTCCCTTTTCTAAATCGAAAGTATCGGACTTCGCACACCGAGCAATTCCACTATACTTTCTATGAGCAAAGGTCTGGACAGCCACAACAAGCCCCTCTTCTTCGTTCACATAATACTTGTACTTCTCTAACGGAAACATCTCCCTCTCCTTATTTAATAATTTCGTATTTTTTTAAGTCTTCTTCCAGAATACGCTCTTTGTCATCATCCCACTCGTGGTAAGTCCAGTACCCACCGCTTTCGTGGAATGTATAGTTAAAGTCTTCGTCAGCGGAGTGGCAATCATCCCACTCTTCTCCCCTGTCCCTGTGATATGCAATCACAGTATTCGGCGCAGGGTTATCAAAGGTACTGTTTTCTTCTTCCAGATTTTCACCCAGAGAAGAAATGTTACCAAGACGGAGCAACTGTTCAAGTCTATCCATATCGGAGTAGGACTCATACAGAATAACTCCATTGTGTTCCAGATAACCGTCCCAATGGCAGTAAATTCTGGCTTTGGAACCATCACAGCGAACAACACCAATCGTACTTCTTGTGGACATAGGTAAAACCCCCTCTCAATTTCTGTGTATATTATACCAAATTATTACCTATTTGTCAACCATTATTTTGCGGATTTTTGAATTCTTCTTTAACCCACAGGTTAGGGTCTCTCCTGTTGCCGTTCTTATCTACAAGTTCTCCGCATACACCGCCGTTCATTACTACAACTATCTTCTGGCAGAACTTACCACCATTATATTTGCACTCTTTTATATCACAAGTAACCGCTGTTTCCAACACAAATTCCCTTTACCACTTCAAATGCTTGATTTTCACCTTATAATATCATATCATTGTACTGCGAGGTGAAAATAATACATATCTAACAAGAAGCGTGTCATTCTTCTCGAATATCATCATTGGGCATAAGTCCATTTAATACTTCATTTGGTTTTTCACAAATGAGTTTACATAATACATAAAGCAAAACTCCCTCTGGATTACCTGCATATCTCTTAATAAAGTCTTCTGGGACTTCCACAGATGAAGGAAGTTCAAACTCATAGTCTCTTGCAAATGATACCTTACTGATTTTCATATTAGTCACAAATCCAAAGTTCGTTAAGTCTTCCAAGAACTGCGTTGACATATTCCCAATGCAGGTTTCCGTCTGGGAGGTAGTGCTGTGAAAGTGCCATATAAATATCCATATCATTCTTAACATCTACAAGGTACTTTGCAATCCTGTCAACATAAGCGTTGATATTAGCCTTGTAGTCATAGACATTTCCGTAGGAACTATCCCAATAGCGCAGACGGAAAGAGAACAGACCGTAGTCAATTCCATTGTCTGCCAGAGGGTTAAACCCACTCTCCTGCATTGCTTGGGCGCAGGCATACTTATACCACCAAGACAGACCCCTCTCGCTCAACTTCTGATAGAGATACGCTTGCCAAGCACGAGTTGTACCTGTTGCAAGTTTAGGCTTACCTGTCTTATAACCTCCCCATTGGTTGTCAATCTGCTCTGGTGTGAAGTGCCAATACTTTCCTGTCCAGATTCCGTAGTAATGGAAATCTGACCCGAAATCAACTGTCCTTGACGGAGTTGTGGTAGGCTGTGTAGTTGTAGGCTGACCTGTCGGCTGTGTTTCAATTACAGGCATTTCAGTAGAAATGTATTCAGAACAAATCCAGTACAGGTGTCCGTCATACCAAATCCTGCTCCAATCTTCTCCTGCATAATCATAGACAGAGATTTCCTTACCCTTGTAAAGAGTAATGATAACTTCACAATCTGTGTTAGGTTCAGTACGCACATTTACATTTGTGGTGGTGAACATTGTTGACAGTTTTGCTTCGTCAAACGGCTCTTCCGTGGTAGGCTCTTCCGTAACCGTGGTAGGTTCTTCTGTTGTCTGGTACCGAGGGTCTAACGCAGGGTTGTAATCTGTCGGCACTTCAACCGTGGTAGGTTCTTCTGTTGTTTCCTCTGTTGCTTCCGATTCGGGCTGTCTGGAAGAGTTCTTTGCGAAAGATGCTACAATAGCACAAAGAATACCTACAATCAGAATAACAACAGTAAAGAACAGTAAAACTTTTTCATTAACTTGTTTATTCAAAATATATTACCTCTCTTCGTCCTTATTTGCCCACTTGCTACAAGAATCAGTAGGCATAGGAACATCGTTATTTCTCCAAGGGCAAAGTGTCTTATAAAACAGCGGTGATTGGTCATTGTTCTTGTACCAATGGGCGCAGTTCTTGCAAATGCGCTGAACACACCCCTTCCCATACGGAGCATCAAGGTCTTTCCACGCAATTACTTCCCCGGGAATACACTCTTCAACTTCGTGAACAATCCAATTCTTCGGAGTGAAGTAGGCTGTCTTTGTGTCATACACCCTTACCCCTGTAATCGGATTCACGATTTCTGTGGTCACAAGATAGTTGTCTGCCTTCTTTGGAAGGCTCTCTTTTACGGATACCCAGTTCATACCTTTCCCCTTGTCTTGATTAAATACGCAATAGCACAGATAACAAACAGGTCTGCAATAGCCCCGAACCACACAGGACCATACCAAGGATTTGTGCTGATAAGGCTCATAAGAAAAGCAAACATTCTACCACCTCACTTATCCCCGAAATACTTGTCACTAATGATGCTCTTAACAGCATCAAGGAGTTCGTCAGCGTTCGTTGCAAGAACAACCAACTTCCAATCTCTCGGACAAAGAACTTGGCAACCGCCCCATTGGTTATCATCTCTGGTAATGGTAGTCCACATCCAGTTCTGACCATAGTCAAGGTAAACATCTTCCACTTCGTAGTGGTACCCATTCGGGCTTAACGCATCCAGAATGGAAGCAACTGCCACAAGGTTCTTGTAGCCCTGTTCGCTGTGTTTGAGAGTTCTTTCCATAAGTGGTACCTCGCTTTCTGTATCTTACATTGCGTATTATACCATATCTATATTTAATTGTCAACTATTATGAATGATATTTTATAAGATAATCGTTATCTACTGACTTGAAACTTCTGATTCCGTCATAGGTGCGGAATACCAGACCCTCTCTCATACCACCATCTATCTTTGAAACACCTCCAGAGATGGCTTTCATTTCTTCAATGGTAGCAGGTATCTTGTAATGCTCGTCCACGATGGGAACCGTAGGAAGGTCATAAATGTCCATTTCGTGCTTCATTTCAATGGGGTTAAGCCTTCTCACAACTCCGTCAGAATACCCGAAGATTACATTGAAAATTGCAAGTCTATGCTCGTGTCCGTAGTTTCTCTTCTGGATATTACCGCCGTAGGTTTCCCCTTGAATAGTAATAAACTCAATATGGTCACCTGTCCAGTTATCAAGCATTTTATTCATTTTGTATTCAAGGTCATACTTATCTGCCATTTCCGTATAAACATTTGTGTCATAATAGCACTTCTGCTTATCAGAGTTGAACACAACATTTCTGGAGCAGACATAGAACTCCCTCTTTTTCTTGAACTTCCTTAAAGTGAAAGTGGTAGAGGTTCCGTCTATCTTCTCCGTGGCAATCCACTCCGTATCGTCCCCGGGGAACAGGTGCGGTAAGTTCTCAATTCTTTCCTCGTCAGTTTTAACAACCCAATATGGGAACTGTTTGACTTTTACCTTTTTCCCGAACAGGAAAACAAGTATCTTCTTTAACCACTTAATTCCCATCAGTTTCCTGCCAAGTCCGTGATAGAAAAACTTTGGCATCACAGGCTGTTTAGCCTTTTGGGGCTTCTTCCTCTGCTCATCGGCAGGGTCATAATAACGAACACCCAACAGGTTCGTTACAAACCTGCTCTCGTCTTCTTCTCTATGTAACCCACCTTTGTTGTCAACAACTGTGTTGTCTGTCTGGACATTCCACCCAAAATCATTCGGGTGCATTAGAAGACCCTGCGAAATGAAATTACCTTTACCGCCGAAAGTGAACTTCTGGGTCTTCACTTTTCCGTGGTACTTCTCCATAAAGGCAAACTCTGACTTGGTGGTATCAAGCAGGGAATCTATTTCAAAATAGACCGCAACATCACCTTGGTCAAATGTTCCTTTTCTTGTCATTATATGCCAACCGCCCACTACCGCTGACTCACAGTTGTCAGACCCAGTAATAGGTTGAATATCATCTATATATACTAAATAGGCTAACTCTCGTTGCCCCTTATTATTTAACATTTTCTTTCTCCATTATGCGCCACCGCCGTAAACATACATACAACCACCTGCACAGATGAGGGCTAATCCTAACACCATAGTGATTGCCATTGTTCTCCGTGAGCGCATTGTTTCTTTATCATACAACCCAATGTCCCTAACCCATAAATCACACAGGTAAATGAACAGGGAAGTAATGTGCATCCCGATACCTACTCCAATAAGAATTTGAGAAACAGACATATTACTCCTTTTCCAGTTCTTTCTTCAAGTATTTCTCACACCAAGGTTTCCACCCATACACCCAACGGTAGGCTTTCTGTTCTTCCCACCCTGCTGTAATCATATCTTTGAAAAGTAATTCTTTTACATAATTTCTGTATTCGTCAGTAATTATTTCTTCTGTGTACGGAATTGTGCAGAGCCGTACAATAGTTTCCTCGTCACTTGAAGTCATCATAGACACGAGGTAGGGGAAGTACGGCAGGGCATCCTTGTATGAGTGGATTTCAAGAGGAACAATGTTGTTCCCGAAATACACTTTCATATTATTAACCCTGTCACCGAGGATTTCCCAAGTATCTCCAAAATCACATTTACCGCTGTATTTACTCATCTTCGTACACCTTATAGATACATTGTTTGATTATTCTAACTGTTTCAATGGGGTCTATATTCCTATACAACTCCCACCTAACCCATTCCTCTGTCTTGTCTATCTTGCCTGTTATATCGTACAAACCGTACTCAAACCTATCATTCATCGTGTAGGTTGCAAAGTGGTTTTCCACAGGATTGTAAAGTATCTCCCCGAAAAACAACCGTTGAAGTATGACAGAAAAGTGGTAGCAGTACCCACCAGTAAAGAACTACTCAATGGGTACTGGGCTACCAAAATCTGTTTTGAACTATTTAATGAATAGTTCAATGTTATCCATTAGCCTGCCACCAGTTCAAAGGCTTTGTCGAAGATGGGATGACCGCCCATAATCGAACCCCAGTTGTTATCTCTGTAACTCTGGGTGTTACGGAGAGGTGCCACGTGGCTGACAAAATCAGATGCTGCATTTACGAAGCCCCAAGCGGTATTCTTAAAGTTCGCAAGGTCATCCATATTAAGGCAGGTCTGGAAAGCCTTTCTGGAAAGGTCAACAGTATTCTTCTGCCTGTCGGTCATATCGTTCTCCATCGGGAACAGTTTGAGAATAGCGGTTTCGATTTCGCTATCGGACATCTTCTTGACAGCAAGTTCAGTTGCCACAATGTCAAGGTTCTTCATATACTTCTCTGCCAGACCGAGGGCTTCTCTTGCTTCCGCAAGTTTGGACTCCATATCACCCATATGCTTCATAGACCACATACGCTTTGCGGAACTAATAGCGCAGTTAAGAGTGTTGTTGCAGACCACACGGACAGGGGTCATCATAGCACGAATGGCACCCTTGCCATCGTGAGAGTTGGTGAAGCAGATGTAAGTCTTGACTTCATCCCCAACCAGAGTGGTGTCGGGCAGGTTGGCAAGGAGCCAGATGGTCTTGCCGTTTTTCAGACTACCTGCGGTTTCATAGGTAATCTCGCCAGAAGCAATAAGGGAATCGGTGAAGTCAAATGCCTGCTTGTTCTGGACAATCTGGTACCTGTCAGAAACGATACCAAGAACGGAATTGTCAGAACTTCTGACATTGGCTACATAGCCATTGACAGCGTTGCCATCAACGATGACAGGCTTCTTCACAACATCCCAATCCAGACCTGCCAGAATAAGGGCTTCGGTGGAAGTGGGGGCGGTTTCGACAATGGTTCCAAGTCCGTGCCACGGAACCTCTCTCACACTAAACATAGTTTCAACATTAGCAGACATTTTAATACCTCTCTTTCTTTTTACCAAACAATGTGGTTATTGGTGTCAACAATGTGGACTTCCGCAGGTCTGTGATAATCATTGACTATCAGTTCGACTAATTTCTGCGCTTCTTTGATTGCATCTTTAAGGGTGTGACAATTTGCGACATAATCTTCGCAGTTTCCAATTACAATGTGGAACATTACATCCACCCCAAGTCAACATAGACTTCGTAGGTCATACCAGTTCTCTTGTACTGCTCGTCAAGAGTCTTGGCATACTGCTCACAATCTGTGTAATCGGGGAAGTACCCAACCCTGTGGTCAAGGTTTCCAAACGGAGAAACCCAGATAACACAGGCAGAATGAAGTCTGCACTTGGACATAACTTCTCTGACTTCACGAAGAATGCTGTCGGCTTTCTTTCTTCTGTCTTCAATGTCAATCTCGGACTTCTTAAAATACTTATCGTTCATTTCAGTACCTCCTGCAAAGTTTGTTTATCTCTACCCTACATAGCGTATTATACACCAAAATAAGTTAATTGTCAAGTAGTTTTTTAAGAATTTTCCCAAATTTCTTCTTCTGGGATTTCTCCAATCTTCTGAATAACAAAATCTTCACGGAAATGCTTGTAAAGAATGTTCTCCTGCTTATTGAGAATATCATAGGAAGCATCACTATCGTCCATAAAGGTTCCATACCTATCTACAATAGCAATAATACCTGTCTTCACTCCATCCCCATATTTGAACTCTACTACATCTCCATAAGTATATTTAGGTTTTCCTACCATATTTATCCTTTCATAGCGTTTTTCTCTGCCATCTCGGTGAACCGCCGAACAATATCTTCAACGCTGTCTTTCACATAGTACAGGTCACCCTGCACAGTTTCGATAACGCTCAATGCTTTGTGCAGGTCACGCATCGTGCCTTTGTTCTCGTAGAAGCACTTGACATAGTTTGCAAGAATGAAAAATCTTGCCCCGAACTCATTAGTAAACTGGAATAACATTTTACACCCCCTTAATATGAAACTCCCCAAGACCCACGAAACTTCTGCTCTCCGATGATTCTCTCAACTTCCTTGTAGGATTCGTTGAAATCATCTTCTTTGTTCAGACGGACATAGATGACCCCATTGGTCTGCTCCGCAGAAAACTTGTTCTCGGTCAGACGAAGAATGGTTCTCTCAAACCCATAGGTATCACGAACAGGCGCAACATACACCTTGGGTTCTTCTTCAATAACAAGATGTTTCTTTCTTCTTCCCATAGTACACCTCACTTTCTACTGCATATTATACCACAGGATAAGTTAGTTGTCAACTAAAAAATGTGGGGATTTTGCTCCCCACATTGAAAAATTGAAATAACCTCACAGGATTTCGTCTAATGAAGTTACCAGTTTATCACAAACTCCGTTCTCTAACGCTTCGTCAGCCCGAACATACCACTCGGAAGTAATGTTTGTCTTAATCTTTTCATCGTCATACTTCGTGTATAACCGCATAAGTTCAGACAAATCTTCTACCTGCTTATTGTAGTTGTCCATTTGCGCTTTCATCTCGGAAGCGGTACCACCAACAGTATTTGAGCCTTGATGGAACAGGAAATAGGAGTGTGGGAAGATAAATCTTTTATGACCTGCTATAAAGATATATGCGCCTGCTGACATACATCTTCCTGCGTTCACAGTATAGACAGGGGTTTTTGAAAGTCTGATTACATCAATGATAGAGTTGCATAAGTCCAAATCTCCACCAAAGGAGAAGCAGTAGAGGACGATTGGCTTTCTTTCTTCTACTGGAATATACTTGTCTTCTTTATTCCAACGGAGTATCTACTTGACAATCGTCAAGGTGCCTTCGTCAACATCAACATTTGTGTCAAGCCAAATCTGCCTGTCTAAAAGACCTATATAGTATTCGTAGGTGCTTCCAGTTGGAACACTCTCTGGCATAGGTTGTAAGTTAATATCGAAAAAATCCATATCGTCCCTTTCAAAATCTTTTTGCATATTGGTTATCACTCGCTAATGATACTTTTAGAATATCGTCTATGTGCGGAGTTCCGTCTGGAATATACCGCCCGAACTTTATAATAATGTTTCCAAGAGAAATGAGTTCTTCAAATCTCCCGAACCGTTTACACTCTTCCTCTGTGTACCCTGTATATACAACAACATCGTCATCTGATTTCTCACGGAGAAGTTTGATTACCTCAATCACATCGTCCAGAGAATCAAACGGCTCTAAACCGCCAAAGACAACAGCAGAAGTCAAATCGTTCTTTAAGTACCTGCTAACTATTTCCTCATTGGGTATGTTGAATACAGGCTGTGCTTTCAGAAACTCATTCTGACAAACAATGACCCCAAGTTCCTTATTACATTTGAAACTGCAATAAGGAACTCCGAGGAACATATTTGGTTTATGATAGTTTACAAAATCTTCGTCAATACAAAATTTCAGTAGCATATTAAATTGAATCCAGAATTGCAAAGGTGGCAACAGCGCACTTACGCATCAGTTCTTCGTTGTGGTTCTTCTTGCCGTAGGAGTACAGTTTAAGGCACTTTCTAACGCAGGAAGTAGCAAAGAGGTTCTTCGCAGATGCGGTCATATAATCGGTCTTGTCCGTAAACCTATTCTTGATGATATAGTATTCAGAGGTACCGATTTCTTTGTGGTACTTCTTCATTAAGAAGAAGCGAATGTCTGTTACATAGTAATCATCAACTTTGACAAGTGCCATAGTGTTCACCTCTTTTCTACTGCATATTATAGCACTTGTCCTGCTGTTTGTCAAGTATTATTTTAGTACATCTTCAACATCTTCAAATGGGTGCCACTCTCTCAAATCAAACTCTCGTCTTCTCTCGCTCCCCCAAGAACTTATAGGAGTAAAGAAACCTACAATTCGTGTAAACTTCTCGTACACATCTTTTCCGCACACAGGACATTTCTTGCCATAGAATGTATGACCATCCCGACAGACAGACAAGGTTGGGTTAAATGCGAAATAGGAAACACCCTTGCTGATAATATACTTTGTCATTATGTAAGCCTGCTCAAAGGTGGAAAACGGAGCATCTATGTTCAAGTGTAGAATGGAACCGCCAGAACAAAACTCGTCAAAGGCAGAAGCAATCCTCACCCTCTCTTGAATGGTTGTCTTAATCCCAAGAGGAATAAACTGGTTTCCGTACAATGGAAGGTCTGTTACTACCTTTTCTGGGAACAACATAGAGTCTGCCAACAGGAACTTTACCGCACACGCTTCCCCCGGCACCGCTTCCAGATTTACAGAGTAATCCTTGTCTTTTACGAACTCATCTTTAATCTGGTGAATTGCGCTGAAAATCTTTCTGCCGAAATCAAAGGCTTCGTCTTTATAGAATGTATTTCCAAACTCGTCCTTGTAGGTGTACTTAAATGTCTTCATTGTTTCATAGACACCCATAACACCAATGGTTGAGTATTGGGTTGATAGGTCGATAAGACCGTCTGCGTAGTTGGTAAGTAATCCCCTGTCAATGTTCTTCTTAATAATATCTCTCTGGCAATCAAGCATTTGGAGATTTAGTTTCACAATTCTCCGTAAATCACTTAAATAACCCTTCTCGGTCTTATGCTTCAATGCAAGTCTGGCAAGGTTAATTGTGGACACCTTGACGGAGCCAACCCTTAAACTCGTACCGCCAATGGAGTTGAAGTACCCAAGGTCTTTGATGTTTGATTTCAACCTGCAACAATTAGACAAACTGGTAACGCTATTGTCTGCAAAGATGTTGCTATCATTCCACTTCATATTGTGTCTGATAGCCCACTCCGCAAAATCCTCGTCCATAAACTCTGTCTTGTCTTCATTGGTCAACAGGTTAATCGTATTGACAGGGAATGTCATCATATTGGTTGCCCGAATATCTGACATTTCTTCCATATACCATTTCTGGAACTGCATAATTCCATCCAGTTCGTCAACCATAAAAGTTCCGTCTGGGAACTCGGAGCCACCGAACAATGCAACCAGATATTCCATATCAAACACGGAAGTATTCGTGAAAGCGGATTGAACACCATCTCTGACATACGGCTGATTTACCGCAAAGATAAACCTCTGTATATTCTGTTTTGCATACACAACTGGGTCACCCTGCCAATACTTATTGTCAATATCTTTCTTCCAAAAGTAGAACATATAAGGAATAATGTTTGGAAGACCGACAGCACCAGAAGTCCTGTTGGAAGTGTAAGAGATAAACTCTTTAACGAAATCAACAAAAGTGGTAAGGTGCTTCGCAGGCTGTGGGTTTGGAACATCGGTAAAGAACAGACCCTCTTCCGCTAACCGCTTCAAATCATAAGCATAACAGTACGGAATGAAACTGGCTGTGTTCGCATCGTGCAAGTACAACTGTTTGCTCCACTCGCTGTCAAGCCATTCGTTTGCTGTCTTAAATCCGTACTTCTGGTTGAGTTCCAGATAAATCTTGTGATAGGCAAGCAACTTCTGCTCTGGCTTACCCATCTCTTTCATAAGGGTTACAATGTCTTTTCTTTTTATATTTGCGTTTCCGTCAATAGAAGCATCGGCAACTACCTTTGCATCTACGAACTTATTGAGAAAGTCAGTATTGCTCAACTGCTCGTCAGAAAGACCGTTGAGATAACTGAACTCTTCTCCGTATTTTTCTTGTAGTTTATTTAATTGGTTTTCAAAGTTTTTAGTAAGAGAGATTTTCTTTTCCATAATAATGCTTCTTTCAAATAGTCTTTAAGTAATCAAGTGCGCCCTTGAAATCGTAGGCTGTTCCGTCAACATCCAGAATAGGCGCACTCTTGATGTGGTGGCTGTTTCCGTATTCAACAACCTTATCAACATCTTCTACCGCTTCAAACTGGATATTCTTCTGTTCAAGTTTCTGTTTCAATATCTTGCACTTCGGGCAATTTGTACTGTAAAATGTGATAATCACTTCTTTGCATTCTCCTGTTGCAGTAGCATCATTGTTAGGTCACCAGACCCAATAATCTTTTTATAAAAATCTCTCGTTATATTTGTCTTCGGGTCATAATACCCGACAATCTTCATACCAAAGGTTCTTACGGTCTTTACCCCTGTGATTGTGTCGGTATCAACATACCCGATAATCTTCTTATAGAAGTCTTTAATGGTATCTCTTTTAGTCATATAAAAACCCCACGATATTTGGAAGACCGTCTGTAATGCTCAATATGTCTTCTTTCTTCTTCAAGTCAGATGCCGTTACCTGTGTCAGCATTTTCTTGTCATTCAAGAACTTGTCTATGATTTTGTCAATCTTCACATCGTTGTAATCCATTTGCTGAAAGGTGCATTGACAATATGTGGGCGCACCCTGCTGTATAGGACCAAAGTCAAGTATTCTTGATATTCCAAGAACAGTTCTTATAATAAGGAAATATCTATCTCCCAAGTCATTGTAACCGTCCAGAATAACATTCCCAATATCGTTTACGGAAATGGCATCCATAAAACTGACCTGCCGTAAGTATAAATAGTTATTCTTCATATTCAATCCTCTGGAAGTCTGTTACAACCAACTCGTGTGCCATCCTTATCTCAAACTCCCCATTACCTAATGGCTTCTTGTACTCTCGGCTTCTTAACTCTCCTGTTATATAAATCTAATCGTTCTTTTCAAGTTTCGCAATCTCTTTGGCGGTCTTCCCCCACGCAATACAGGGCAGGTATGAATTGAGTTTTGAATTGCCCTGCACAATGTTGTTAGCCAGAATAAAATGAATGTTTACCTTACCATTTTCTAATTGCCTAATCGGTTCTATCTTGCAGGTTCTTCCGTCAACCTCAAACTTCGCAGGAATTGGTGTTGGGTCTTCGCTGTCAACTTCTACCTCATCAAAGTAGGTAAATACATAAATCGTAACCCTGTTCTTTTCCTCGTCAACCCTTTCGGAGTATGACCGAACATTTCCCTCTATGGTAAGGTGGTCACCCTCTTTTGCGGTACACTAAAACTTCTTGAACTGGATGTTTAGTACACTTTCCTTTCCGTTTGAGTTCCGCACAATAAAATGTGCTTTCTGGTATTGAACATCTCCTATTGAATGGGAATCTTGAATGTCACGAATAGTTCCGTCAAGAATTATCCTGTTCATCTTCTTTTCTCTCTTCGACAACTGTTTCTATCTTCGTTTCTCCCCTTGCTACGGATTGTAAGAAGTTAATGCCATCACGCATTTTCTTTAAGTCATCGTTCTCGTTTATTTCTGTTTCCAGTTCCTCTCTCTTTAAGTCAAGAGAATCAAGGAACAACTGCATTACCTTTTCCCTTTCTTCTTCGGGCGCATTTTCAAAATCATCGTCAATTTCAAAGCCGATGTCAGATGGGAACACACCTTCAAGCATATCTACCTGCTGTTGCATTATATGAGAAGCAACACCAAGAAGATTGCAGTTCTGTAACTTTCCAGTAGGTGTGATATACATTACACTAATGTTATTGTATCTCGGAACCAGATATGTCTTGTCTGGAATGTTTGGGATTGTTTCTTTATTGAAAGACAAGCCCTCGCACTTCGTAATCATCGGGTTTACAAAGGTGCGGAAATCTCCGTTGAAGTTTAAGACAATAATTCTTTTATATACACCAATCTGCGGTGCGGAAACACCGAGCAGGTTGTTCTCCCTAATCGCAAACTTCAAGTCAAGAACTGTGGACTTGATAAGGTTGTTCTCTTTTCTGGTATCTAATTCGTCACTCCGTCTGTCAAGTTCTTCTAAATCTGTAACGAACTTAATCTTCTCTGCCATATTATTCCTCTGTCTTCTCCGTCAACTTCATACTGTATTTGTCTGCTTCCCAATCCGCTTTCAATTCTATAGTGTACTTCTCCGCTTCAAAATGCAAAATATCTTCTTCATCATTGAATACGGAGTCATCCTCAATATCGTGTACTTTGGTACTCTTTTCCAGTTTACTGAAAATCCTGCCGTACTAATCTGAATTGTCAATATCGACAACATACTCATTATCATCTGTATAATGCCCGGGGTCAGTTATACCAATAGACTTCAAAAACTCTTTCATCAAATACTCCTTCTAAATGTTTCAATGTCTTCTTTCGGTTTGTTCTTGTAGTGTTCTTTATCTATTCCCTTTGTCTGTCTTTCGTACCTCTCCTGCTTACTCTTTTTATTCGGCTTATCTATGAGGTACTTAATATACTATACAGCCAAGTAGGAATCCTTAATGGGCTACATTGTAGCCATAAACTGCTCCACTCGTTCTGGTTCAACCATACCAGACGAACAGGCAGATTCCAACTCTCGTAGCCCATTTACCATTTCATTATAATTCTGTTGTAATTCACGGTAGTATTCAGCAAAATGCTTCATTGACATTGTTATCTCTCCTTAACCAATCTTTGCCCACCCAGATTGGAGTTGCCCCTTGTTCACCCTTATTCTGTTACTTAAAAGAAAAATCCGTCAAAGAACTTATCAAAGGCTCTCCATACACGGCTCATTTCTTCCGCAGCCTTTGCGCCTGTGAGCGTGGTGGTATAAACACCATACTTCTCATTGAACTTCTTAATGGCATCAAGTTTTCTCGCCTGTGCCTTCTTAACCTGTTCTTCGGCAGGGCGCAAGATTTCCTCAATCTTTTTGAGTGCTTCCCTCTGCACATCCTTTGCTTTGTCCCTTGCCAAGTCAAGGTTCTTATAGGCTTCGTCAAGGGCAACCTCTGCTTTGTCAATTACACCTGCAAGTTCCTTTTTCTCCTTGGAGATAGCAACCGCCTGCTTTTCCTTTTCGGCTTCTTCCTTGTGTACCTTTTCCTCGGCTTCAAAGAGTTCCTTTTCGGAATCGTACATCTTCTTTGTCAGTTCAGAATAATACTTCATTTCATTTTCCTTTCCTGTCAGCCTTACCCTGTGGGACTTATCTGACAGCCTTAAAAATATATTTCATCAATCTACCACAAGTCTGTGAATTGCGTAGGTTGGTGATTTCTCGCTCGTTACAATAAGGGTCTGGGCAGGTTTGCTTGTCAACCGCTTGCTTTCCGCAAATCCGTCAGTTCCCATAAGAGATGGGTTACTAATCATCATACACTCATTTTCCTCATCTGCGCTAAAATGGTGCAGGTGGGCGGTGCAGACCAGATGCGGTCTTTCCCAGAGCATACCCCTCATATTTTTTATGACAGCCTTCTGTGCATCCAAATCTCCGTGGACACCAACAACATTCCAACCGTCCTTTGTAGTAAATGCTACAATATCGTCAGAGTATTCGTTGAAGTTGATATTCACCAAGTCATCGTCTTTGAACCTCTCAAAAAGATACCAAGTGATAATTCTTGCAAGAGATTCAAGTCTTAAAGATTCCTTGATATTTGGCTCAACTCTGGAATGGTTGTCAAGACAATCATAGTATTCAATGGGGACAGTAATGGAAAGATTATACAGGAACTCGGCAAGAATTTCCGACACGTGCATTACTTGACTAATCACATCTTCCCTGTTCTCAATTCTTGTCTGTGCGTGGATTCTTCCAGAAATCAAATCCCCAAGGTTAAGCACATACAATTTTGAGATGCCGTATCTTTCTACAAGAGAAGCGGTATCGGTAAGAATATAACTCAACCTCTTCTGGCAAATATCTGGGTCATACTTGTTCCAGTAATTATTCACAACAGAGCCGTAATGCCAATCCGACAGCAGGAGAATACCACAATGGTTAGAGGTGTAGAAAGTCCTCTTCTCAAATACCTTTGTAAATGGGTTCTTCTCCGCTATAATCTTTGCACACTCAATACCAATATCTTTCAGAAGCATCTCTCTGGATGCCTGCCTGTAAATCTGGTTGAGTTGGTTTCTTTCGTCTTTCAGCCTTTGGATTTCAATTCTCTTTGTCAACTCTTCGCTAACATTAAGTTCTGGCTCCCCAACAACAGGTGTCGGGCTATCGTAATCAAATGAGAACTGTTCGTAGTCATCTTTCTTGCGAAGCCTGCTAAACCTCTTTCTGTACGCATCACCAGAATAATTGGTGTGGTGCTTTTCGTTCAGAATACGAGCAATATCACCCCAAGTATATCCGAGCCTTTCCTTTTCCTCATATAAAGATTTCAAATCGTCTTCAAACAACTTCGTGCGCTCCTTCTTCGTTAGTATCTATTATTTCAACATTCTCTTCCTGTTGTTGGAGAATGCTCTTTACCAAGTCCATAACTCTATCTCTGGAATCCTTGTCCAGTTCTTCCTGTGTCTTCTGTATGATTAAATTGTTCTGTACGGCAACAGGGGCAGGTGTTTCAAACATCTTCTGCTGTTTGTTCAATATCTGCTGAATTGAGTTAAGGTACTCTAACAGGTCTTTATTGGAGAATGTGTCGGAGTTTTGCTCAACCCTCTTGCCTATCTGCTCCGCTAACTTGTCCTGCAAGTCAGACAGAACATCAGCCCGAATTACCTCTTTCTTTTTTAGATTAAGATTAAATAAGGAAATGATATAGTCAACCTCGTCAGAAGAAGTGGACTACATTAGTCTTCCTCGTAAGTCCTCTGGCGAAAGTTCAGTAAGTTCATCTGTCATAGTAGTTCCTTATATATGTTGAGCATACGGCTGTTCACCTTGCTCTCAATCGTTTCCTGTAAAGGACTTCTCCCTGTTTCAACTGTCTTAATCAGTTTCTCTTCCAGTTGCTTCGCAGGAATGAACTTGTACTCAACTCCGTCATCGTCACAACTGATTACCAATTCCCCGATGCCAATATCAAGAATACAGATGTCTTCTTTGCTTTTCATTGTTTCAAGGACACAATGGCAAATCTCTAACTGCGCCTTGTCAGCAACCTGCTCCAGTTGATACTTGTAAACCCCTGTAAGAACTGAAAGGTCATTTATTACATCAAATGTCATTTTTATCCCCCTTGCTGATTCTTCTTAAAACCTTTATGGAGTTATAAGAAGACAGGGCTTCCATATAGGAGCGCATCTGTGAATAATAGACATCGACAGAACCCTGCAACCTATCTTTCACATACTACTCCATCAACTATATTTTATCACGATTTTTGTAGTTTGTCAACTCTTTTTGTATCGAAACCAGATTATCTCTGAAAGAACTCATATTCATCCATTATTCGGGCAACCTCTGCATACTTCGCCCTCACCTGCTTCAAAATGTGGGCTTCGACAGGAAGTTTCTTCAACACCTTTTCAAAGTCCTGCTTCTCAAATTCAACATCGTTATACACGATTAAACAGTAAGTCAATATCTCCAAGTCCTCAATGGTCGGGATTGTAATTGTCTGACCGCCGTAAAACTCACATAGTTTCAAGAGGGAGTTCTTATCAAGGATATACACCAACTCACTCAATGTAGATTGGCTCGGAATGTTCTGTGTTTTGAACAGCACGAATAAAATTGTTGAGTATATGTCTAATGTGTTTAGTCTTTTCAAATTATCAGTAATCATCTTCGTCTGTATCCTTGAACGGCTCTAACATATCTTTGTATAAGTCTTTAATCGGGTAATAGGAATAGAGCAAATCTTTTAGGTCATTCCGTATTGCGGAACGAACTTTCTTTACCAGTAGAACAATGTAGTCATTATACTCGCTACCAAGATGGTAAAGAACTGGCTTGTAGTTGCTTGGTATTTTATACAGGCTGATATACAGGTTGTTGTATGCCTGCTCCCCCTTTGTTATTGAGTTTAGCCGTTGTCTGCATTTTTCTGACGGAGTTATCAAGTCAAGGAAAGTCAACAGGCAACTCATATAGATATTATTAAACTCAAATGAATCTCTCTTTGTCGGTATCTTATTCAACAGGCTTCCGTAAATCGTCCTTGAAATACTTTCCAGATAAACCTAAAAGTCAACCTTGTTTATCTGGGAACACTTGTCTTGAAGTTGATACTCAAATTGCAAATCGTACAGTTGCTCTTCTGGGTCAACATTTATTATCTTGCTCTCTTGGTAAAACTACTTCTGGAACTCCGCACGATACAGGCGCAGAACTTTCTTAATGTAGTTCAACGAACTCTTTATGTTCTTCCCTGTTGCGTACTTGTTAAACATCTTGGAAGCACAGTACAACCCGAAATCGTCATAGTCTTTCTATGTATTGAAGTACCGCCACTTGTAGGCTAATATGTAACACAAATGATACAGGTACTCATACAAAGTCTATTGGTTACAATCTGGGTTATGTCCGTTCTCGTCTATCCAGATTGCCATTTGAGTATAGGTCATACCTTTTGGCTTACTGTAAAACACCGCTTATTCCTTCATTGTTTTTATATACCGTGATAATCTTATCATACGGAATTTCTAAATCAAGCCTGTGGCTAATGATGAACACGCTGTCAATATCGTCAAACTCGGAAGCAATAAAGTCAATAGCGTTCTTGCACCCGACAGCATCCATAGAGTCTGTCAGTTCGTCAAGCACAAGCAGGTTGCAGGAGAAGTTGAGATACTTGCAAAGCATATCACGAATAGCAAACTGAATAATCAAATCTATCTTCTGCTTCTCACCGCCCGACATAGACTCGTATTCCTTGCCACAGTATGAGATGGAAACATTGTTTCCATCCAACGAGAAGTTAATCAAATCTGTGTGAAAAATCTTTTTGCAGTATTCTTTCGCTTTCCCATCTATATAAGATATACAATTCTGGAGAAGAATACCACGGAAATCTCTCTTTAATGCCGTTTCAAACTTGGAGTGAACCGCCAGACGAGCCATAAGATTTTCTTCTTCCTGTCCGTCAAACTCTAACCCTGCTGTGAGTTCTCGTGCCTTTTCCTCAAACTCCTTGATTTCTTTCTGGCACTTCTCCACCTTGGTTGCGTGGTTTTTCAGTTCTTCCTCGCACTTGTCAATCTTGTCAAGGTGTACCCTTTCCTCAATCTGCAAGTCTGCAATTTCCTGTAAGTCTGTACTAACGGACTTCAACCCCATTTCAACATCTGCCAAAAGCAAATCGTATTCTTCTGAAATATACCCAAGTTCCAATTTGCATTCATCGTCAATAAGGATGATTTCGTTCTTTAACTGGTCAACCTGTGCTTTAAGGTCTTCAACTTCCTTTTCCAATTCTGTTGTGTCAACCTTATGCACATTTGGTAGTTTCTGACCACAGGTGGGGCAAATATCCGTTACAGATTTCAGCCGTGTAATCTCCGAAGACTTTACCCTAACAAGGGCATCAAGTTCTGCCTTGTCCTTTGTCTTTTCAAGTGCCTTAACATTGTAGGCATCCTTGACAGCGGATTCCTTTTTCTTCTGCTCGGAATACAGGTCGAACTTCCTATTGTTCAGTTCGTCCTGCTTCTCCTTTGGGGTACAGCCGTATTTGTGCAAGAGTTCACCAATTCTGGTATCACACTCATCGGCAACTTGCTTGTCCCTAATAATGCACATTTTTAGGGACTCTAAATCTGTTTCATTCAGAGTTTCAAGTTCAGCGTTGAGTTTTTCAAGTTGGCTTTTGTAGAATACCAGTTCAGTTGATTTCTTTGTCTTGTCAAGCGTGGTGTCAGTTAAAGACTTCTTCAACTCCGCTGACCTGTTGGCAATTCTGGTCTTCAAGTCAGTAATCATAAAGTCAGAGTTGGAAAGAGATTCAAGGACTTCCTTTCTCCCAGACGGAGTATTGTTCGTAAACCGCATAGGAAGACCCTGCCCAAGAACAACAACAGAGTTAATCAGTTCAGAAGTAACGGCAGGAAGATACTGGCTCAATAATGCTTCCGTATCTTTAAGACCCTTTCCAGAAACATCTTCTCCGTTTTTGGTAATGAACAAGTTGTTCTTGAACTTGCTATGATTTCTTGTTCTTGTAATGACAAACGAATCCTTGTCTGCCTTGAAAGACAACTCAACGAGTGCGCCACCATCGGAGTTGTGCCGTACAATGTCTTTCGACCCACGGAGCGTTTCGCCAATCAAGCACCAGTTAAGGGCTTCAAAGATAGCAGACTTTCCAGAGCCGTTGCTTAATGCGTTGTCCTGCTCATTATGATTCTGCCCGACAATGGAAACAAACCCATTTGCAGACAGGTCAAGTTCCGCATATTCAAAAGACATAAAGTTCTCAATCTTAATCTTCTCAAAGGTAAGGTTCATTTCAGCACCTCATTAAGTTCAGCAACGGTAATCTCGTCTTTCCCGATTTCAGACAGGACATATTCTCTAAACTGCTTCAAGTGGTCAACAAGCAGGTCTTCAACCTTAATACCTTCGCCTGCTTCTTTCTTGCCGTATTCCACGAGGAACCTACTGGTAACAATGTTGCAGTTCTTCGGGATTAGGAAGTTTTCATCTTCTCCAAACCTTGCTTTAAGGTACTCCGCATCCTCTTCCTTGCACTTTATCGTACATACGGCATTTCTTAATTCTGCCGAAACAGAGTTAATCTTGTCAATGGAGTTGTCCTCACAGAAGTCTAACTTATAGAAATTGAGAGCATAGGGGTTTTTAATCATTTCGATGGATTGAGTTTCTGTGTCGATAATCCAGAAACAATGCCCATACTTCAAAGCATCTTCGCTGAAATTCTGACCACACAAATTCCCGATGTTAAACCCATTGGAGCAAAACTGCGTGGCATTATGAATGTGTCCGTTGACGAACAGACCGCCAAACTCTTCAATTTCTTCAATGGAGAAACCGTCTGTGGAAACAAACTTACCCATTTGAATCCCTGCAATATCATTGTGGCTCAAAACAATACTCGGCACTTCTCCGTCAACAAAGTAGTCCTTTAACGGCTTCCTGTCTTTGTTGAGAACATACGGAAGCATAAGAACAGTACCACATACGAACAGCGGAGTGTCAACCACCACGGAATTAGGCATCACGGAGAACAGGTTTGCAGAGTTGATGGACAGGTTACTGCTTGCCATCTCGTGATTTCCCACGATGAAGTAATGCCGATAGTTCGACCAAGCAACTTCTTTCAAAGCGGTAATCTCTTCTGAATTAAGGACAGGCTTATCAAAGAAATCCCCAAGGCACACGAAAACAGTACACTCCTGTTCCTCTGCGTACCTCTCCATATAATTCATACTGTCAATGAGATGTTCAAGCCTTGCGGAATACTTCTTCCCACGGCTCCGCACGATGCTTGAATACTGCGACCAATGCACATCTGAAAAAAGACAAATCTTCATAAACTCAATACCTTTACCAGTAAATAATCAAATAACCCATCAGACGGAAGTTTCCCTGTTTTGAGTTTTTCGTCAACAGAATACAGGAAACGGAAAATCTTGTATATCTGTTCTTTGCTATACTTTTCGCATACCTTTATTATAGCATAAATCTGATTGGATTTCAAGCCTGTATTTGCTTCTGTTGGATTTTTTTGTAGCCCAACATTGACCATATTCCTAAACTGGTTACACATCAGCCCGACAAAGGACATTGGGTCTCGCTCATACTTCCAGTACATTCCAGAGATTGCTTTCATATCTCTGTTCTGCACCGCCTTTATGAAGTCAAAGGCATCTACGGAGCAAATGCTACTAAAAGCGTTCTGCGATAAAAACTCTTCCGACAGGCTCTTTCTCACAACCTTATCGAATATGCAAATCTTCTCCACATCGGATTCAAGGGAGAACAGGTCTTTGTTATTAACCAGTTTAGACAGCACTTCCTTGGAAGCCCCATCACAGACCGTGTTCACATAATCTTCCACCTGCCACTTTTCCAGTTCTGGGAAGACAACAGCATCCTTGTAATCCGTCTTCTCGCAAACAATTATATAATTATCTACTGGCTCTCCGCTGAACTCTTTGCAGAAAACCACATACAGGTTTCCGTCATTCACAACACCGAACAGCCCACTCTCCTGTACGCTGTCTGTGTACTGAATTGTTAGGTTCCTAACTTTCCCGATTTCCCTAATGTATTGCTCGGCAAGGAACCTGTCTTTCTTACATACGAAAACAAGCATTCCAGACGGAACATTTTTTGTTTCTATCAGATTTTTTAATTCTTCTATCGTCATTTCAACGCAAACTTCAAGTCAAGTAGTTTACTCTCAAATAGTTTCTTCTTATCTATGCTCGGAATGTTAAGTTTAGAACAAAGTTCACTTACAATGAAATAGGCTTCGTCATAGTTCCTATCTGGATTCCCGACCGCATAAGCAAGAGCCTTTTTCAAAAGCAACCTGCAAAACAGTTCTACGCTAAACTTTGTCGGGTCTTTCCCGAAATTGAACTTTGAAGATAGGGTCAAAGTATTGGGAATACTCGCTGTGTCTATCTTCTGTAAGATGGTATCGCAAAGGGAAATCATTTCTCCCATATCTATGTTGGAAAACTCAATGACCTGCCCCGGAGTATTCGCATATTCCAGAACAATATCATTGGTTGTAAACTGCCGTAACTCATCTTTTGTGTACTGGTGGAACTTGAACTGAACACACCTGTTCTGCACAGTTTCCAGATACTCGTCCCTGTTCTCACACAGGATAAACACATAGCACATAGCAGGCGGTTCTTCAAGGAACTTCAACAGCGCATTCTGCTCCCTGTCTGTCGGCACTCCGTCAACGCAACAGAAGAACGGAGAAACCCTTGTGAACAGGGTGGAGATATACTCATAGTCCAGTTTACCAGAGATTACTTCGGTGTCAACCCCAAACTTATCTGCCAGTAAAGAAAAGAGAGTGTGTTTACCACACCCCCTCTCTCCCTCTAATAAAATTGAATGGGGGAGAGAGGACAATGTGTAAGAGTTTAATTTTTCAAGTAGTTCTCTCTGACCAATCATTCGGAGTCCGACCTAATGTATCTATCTGTCTTTCGCTGTTCTTTGATGCGCCTTGCTTCCGCAATCTTCGCCTTTTCACGCTTCTTCTGCATCGGGCTTAATGCGTACTCGTGCTTACGCAAATCGGCAAGGACACCTGCTTCTTGGTAGGCTTTCTGGAACCGCTTAATCATAAACTCCACAGGCTCCAAATCACCCTGTCTGGTGGTCTGTCGAACAACCCTAACTCTTGTAGCACCCATTATAATTCATCACCTCTTTCTTGTTATTTTAACCTGCATATTTGCAGGAATGCTACCTCAATCGTTGACTTCAAGTTCTGGTCTGTTTTGATGATGTTCTTCAAGTCCAGAACCTTGTCAAGAACATAGTTGTAATAGTTTAGGCTATCATTGAAGTTGGTGGAATACACAACCTCTTTCTCATACGAAGACGGAATAGTAGTAACAGACATATCCTTGAACAAAATGTACTTTGCCACATCAAGGACAAATGTGAAGAATAAATCAACAAATAACTTAATGTCTGTACCGCCCAGATAGATATTTTCTAATGCGCTGATTACTCCCTGCTGATTTCCGTCAATCAGATTATTCATTAAGTAAAAATAGGCTTTATATGATATACCGCCTATAATCTGTAAAGAAATCTTTGTGTCAAAGTCCTTTGAGTAATCCGCTACCTTTTCCAACATAGCAATAGCATCTCGGCATTGGTTCTTGCACATTTTGCATATTGCATCTGTGGTTTCTTCGTAGTTCGTGAACCCCTCTTTGGCACAAATGTAGTCAAGTCTTTTCTTAATCACGGAAGACGGAATCTTCTGGATATTGAACCGCATACACCTGTTGACAATGGTTGCAGGAACTTTCTGTGGGTCTGTTGTAGCAAACATAAAAATCGTGTACGCAGGCGGTTCCTCAATACATTTCAGAAATGCTTGCCACGCTTGGTTTGTCAACGAATGACATTCGTCAATGATATAGATTTTGTATTTGCTACTGATGCTTCTTTCTTGCGCTTCCGCAACAATGGTCTTCACATTCTCAACACCATTGTTCGATGCTCCGTCTATCTCAATAGGAGAGCCAACACCCTTGTTAATCCTGTTGGCGAAAATCCGTGCGATTGTGGTCTTTCCGCAACCAGAAGGACCACAAAACATATATGCGTTCTTAAACTCATTCAATTCCAGTTGTCTTTCCAGAATCTTGACAATAGACTCTTGGGAGATAACCTCATCAAATGTTTTCGGTCTGTACTTTACTGCAAGGGATTCCAAAGAATCACCCCCTTAAAAATATGATTTCTTCAACTTGATAAACTGCCCAAAATCGTTGTACTCCACCATATTGTCAATGGTGCTGACGATTTCAGCATACGGAATGTTGTAGATGGAATAAATCACATCCGTTCCAGTTACAGAGGTTCCGATAACAAGTTGTGCGGTGATGCCACCGACCCAACGATGCGGAATACCACGGCACAGGCAATACTCATTGGCAAAAGTTTTCTTATCGTGACTTCTCATTATTCCCACACCACCTTTCTCACTTTGAATGCTTCTCTGGGAAGAATAACACACTTGGTCTCGTCATTGCCGACAAAGATATAGTAGTAGGAGCCATCGAAATCTCTTACTACACCCCACTCTCCGCAACAGCCAGAGTCAAGGGAAGTTACAAGACACATTTTACCGACAATATCCATTGTGGCACCTCACAGCCTAAACTCTTCGTACTTCGTCTGGAACGCTTCGATACGAAGGATGATTCTGAACAGAGTGTCAGCATCTCTCATAAAACCATTTTCTTCAAGCCGTTGGACAACGCTGTTGAGCCTGTCCTTGGCTTCGTTGAAGTCATAAGATGCTTCTCTGAAAACTTTGTACTTCCGCTCTCTCGTCATTGTAAGTACCCCTTTCTACGAAATTTATGCGAGAAGTTTCTTAATCTGCTCCAAAGTGAACTTGCCCCAACTGCTCTCTTTATAATACTTGTGGCTGAACCTAACACCATCATCGTCACAGGCATCCCAATAGTTGTCACCAGAACGGAAACTGTGGAACAGGACAGCACCCTTGCGGTCAGAATAGCGGTCCGGGGCTTCATTTTCTTTATATGCCCACATACCGTGTGAGTTATAGGAGCGAACAGAATCCCCAACTACAAAGCAGACATATCCAGTATAGCCGAGTTTGATGGCGGTGGTGAGAAATGACTTCATCTGCTTCAACTGGGAAAGTGAAACGGTATTATGACACCAACCGACAATGCCAACTTCATCACAAATGTCTCTGACAGAGTATGCTCTACTTTTATAACTGCGACCTGTATCCCGGATTCGGCTGTCACGCTTACCAGTTTTAATCGCATCTTCAAGGTCTGAAATGAGAGCCTTAACATTGTTGAGTGCTTCGTTTGCGGTCATTTTTAGTACCCCCTGTTGTTTTAAGTATCTCTAACTTACATTGCATATTATACACCATATTGAGCAATTTGTCAAGACAATTTTTTAATTATTTTAATACCGCCCATCGGAAGCCACAGCCCAACATAAGAATCAGAGTGTTCTCCAACACCGTCAATCTTTATCATCTTCCCCATTATCTGTGTTATAACACAGTTCAAGGTCTTTGACTTCGGTACAATGCCCTTGTTCCAGTTAGAAGCAAGAGTGAAGTTCTCACTTGGGTGCGTGATATAGCCTGCAAGTTCTATAAGATAACTCTCCCCCACCTGTGGGGTTAGGTCATCCAGTTTATGAATGATATATTGGGTTTCAGATACCTTTACAGGAACGGCTGACTTACAATTATTTAATTCTTTCTCAATAAACTTGTTCATTAGTAAATGCCGAAATGCAATCCGCTTGGTGCAGGTACAGGCTTAACGGAAACTTCTTCCAGTATTCGATTGGGTTCTGCTTTGACGAGTCCGTACCAAGGCTTGCGTGGTGGTGCATAATCGCACACCACTCTTCCACCGTAAGCGGAATGAAAGTGTTAATCATAAAGGCAGAGTTTTCTTCGTGGTTCCCGACCATAAACCTGTCTTCCAGATTTCTGTACCCATAACCAGTTACAGCAACCCAATCATAGTTACCCATAGAATCTACTTTCTTCCCACTCTCTGAATAGACTTTCTTGTTCTTGATTTCAGAGGTGTAGAAATTCATCTTGGAAAAATCGTGGAAAAGCGCAACAATGGCAATAGTGTTCTCCGCTTCTGGTTCCGACCACTTATTAGGGTAGAACATACTAATGAGTTTGCACAGGTTGTCATAGACTTTAAGACTATGCTCACACAGACCTCCTGCGTAGTTTCCGTGGTGGTTAGCCGTGGCAGGAGCATAAAAGAAGTCAGACTCCGTAAGTTGACGGATAAGCAGTTCCTTGTCCATTCCCTGCCTGTCAATTCTATTCACAATATCAAGAAAAGCATTTTTATTCTTGATGATTTCTTCTTCCATTAACATATCATACCTCTTTCATAGTTATGGGATATAGGTATTGCCCTATATCCCATTCTCGGTTACTTCGGGTAGATGACGTGTGCGTTAGAGGAAACAAGTTTTCTCTTGTACTCTCCACGCTCCGCTTCGCTGTAATTAGCACCCTTTGCGTGGGTTCCACCCTTATGACAATCCCGATACCGATAATCGGGGTCTGTGTGGTACTTGACAGTTTTTTCATTGACACCGACCGCACGAGCAATATATGCGTGAGAGCAACCACAGGCTTTAAGCCACTTGATTACCTCAATGGTGTTTGCGCTTACCTTGCGCTTCCTGTCAAACCGAGTTCCCTAAATCTTAACAACCCTATCAAGGTCATTGTTGTTAAGTGCCAGAACTTCTTTCTTTGTCATTCATTCTCCCTTTCTTAATAATTATATGAGTATTTAGATAAGTCTTTCTCCATCTCTCTCTTTGTTAGGAGAGCATCTTTTTTGCCATAAGCATACACGGTATCACCTACTTGATAGTTCTTATCGTTCATAGGTATAAGTTCCCACAGCCGTGTATGTGGATTATACCACATATCTATGTGAGTTGCAACCCAAGACATCGGCTCTTCTTCATAATCAACAATTCTAATTTTCATAGCACCTCTCCTTTCTATTGCATATTATACCATAGAACTACCTGTATGTCAAGCCTATTTTCCTAAATTGGACAGGAAATCTAACAAATCTTTTATCAAATCTTTGTAGGTATTCACCTGTTCATCTACGGCATTACAATGAGATAGAATTGAATTGGTCTTCTCCCAGATAACCTTTGCATCTTCGTCACTTTCGTCTTTGCTAATAAACTCTGAATACACATTCATAATCCGTGTGCATTCTCCACCCAAAGACTCGTTCAATGCTTTCAGCATAATGCTCTGGTTAGACAACCGTTCAAGGGCATCTACAACTGTACCCAACGCTTCAAATTCAGTCATCTTCTTCTTCGCTTAATTTCTTTACAAGAAACTTCATTAACTTTTCAGAAATTACAAAATAGTTTTCGCTGTCTGGTCCGAAGTTGAAACACATACAGGAGTTGTTCAGCCTGTTGGCAAATGCTTCCGAAAAGTTCTTTAATATCACTTCTTTCTTGACGGAGTAGGATTGCTTCTCACTCATCTGGCATTTACACTCAACCAGTAGAGAAGCAGACGGAACAACAACATCTCCCTTTTTGAACAGCCCTGCGCCAGAGTTATTTACCTGCTGTCCACCGAGCAACTTGCAAATGTACTTCTCCTGTTTGTCAGAAAAGGCTCTGGTTGAGTTTTCATTCTTCGCCATATTCTTCACCAACTTCAACATCGGAGAAAGGAAGTTCATCTGGATTGACCTTTACTTCTTCTTCCCAGAACTTGTAGTCTTCCCAATCGTCCTGTGTAATCCACTTCGGGATTTCACAGCCGTACTCCGCATTGTCATAGTTGTGTTGCAGAACGTATGAGCCACCCTCTTCGTTAAAGAAAGTGCAAATTTCTCCGTTCCTCACAAGGATTTCAAGAACCTTTGCAACATCTTCAAACAATTCCTGCTCGTCCTTATAGTTTTCGAGTTCAAAACTAATTCTGTTTACTTTGTCATTATAATGTCCAATCATTACATATCCTCCGAAGTTTCAAAGTCAATATCAACTGTTGTTTGCTTTGCGTTCATAAGGCTCTCAAATGTGATAAGGCTTGTATCTCCAACCTTTGAGATTTCCTCATATACTCTGTCATAAAGTCTTTTGAAAATGTCAATGTGGTCTTTGAAGTAGGGTTTAATGTTCTTCTTTCCCCTAATCTTCAATTCCGCACCATTTTCATCTACAAGCACTTCCTTTGTGTCTGGGTCAAGAAGTTTGAAGTAACCTTGCGTTGAATTGTCAATTAAACCAAGTTTTGTAGCAACATCAACCGTGTCTGCGATAAGGTCAACTCCGTCAACATAACCCATAATGGTGCTTCCAAGTTTCCTATCCCACCTGCATACCTTTGTCTTCAAAACAGCCATTTCCATTCTGAACCCCCAAGGGGATTCTGCGGAAGTGGAAAGGGAGTTGCCCTCGTCATCAAGGAACTCTCCCCTCTTCATCATAAGACGGAGAGAACAGCCAAACTTCCACGCTTGACCGCCCGGTGTCTGGTAACTTGGACCATACCCACCAATGTTATCTCTTAACTGATTGATACCAATAAAGGTGCATTGGTACTTAATTAGTAATGAAGTAATCCTTGAAACAAATGTGGTAAGGAGTTTCGCAATACCGCCCATCTCCTTTTTCTCAAAGGATTCTTCATAGACCTGTTGCCCGACAAGATACGGAATGCTGTCAAGAATAACCAGACCGATTTCTCCTGTCTTGATTAAATCTCTGACCATATCAAGAATATGCTCACCGTCCATATCCATAGGAGTGAGATAGACAGTTCCTACTGGTGCTTCTGCCGACATATCATAGCCTGCCTTGGAAGCCCACATTGGGTCAACCGTCATTTCAAGGTCAACATACAAAATCTTCCTTGGGTTTGTCGGGTTTCTTTTCAGTTCCTTTTCTTGGTAGGAAGAAGCAAGAAGAAACGCACAGGTGGTCTTACCGCTTCCCTCTTTCCCAGATATTTCAATAATTCTTCCCTCTGGTATTCTATTGTAAACACAGTAGTCCAAACCCGGACTTCTCAATGACAGCGTTCCCTGTATCTTTGTTTCTGATACCCCAAGAGTTGCGATAGGGTCTAACCCACCGTCACCACGAAGAACACCGTTCTTCTTGTTTATCTGTCTTAATACTTCTGATAGTGATTTCTGTTCAGCCATTATTCCTCTTTCTTGTTTGTGTCCCCAAAAGAACAATAATCATACTGTCTGGTCTTGGGTCGGCAAAGTTCGTCATTCTCGCATACTTCTTCCTCTGCATCCCAATACACACATTCTTTACAGTATATTATATCATATTTTGGCAATTTGTCAATAGCATCTTCTGCAAACTCTACTGGAAGTTCGTCTATTCCTGTGTACCTCTCATACCCAAGAACAGCGTTTCTTGCCTGTTGATAGTTCAAAAACTTCACTTATCACTCCCAAATCTCAAACGGAATAGTATCTTCCTGTTCGTCCTCTTGAAGACCACGCTCAAGAAGCCACATTTTCACATCGTACAGGGCATCCTCAACAGATTCATAGAAATACTGGCAATAAGGAATACAATCTGTTGGTCTTAACGGAAAGTAACCGCACTTCTCAATATCTGGGGAGAACTTTTCTGCCCCGATTTCCTTGAAGTAGTTGAGAAGAATGTGGGAAATCTGGTTGAGTTGGTCAACCTGCTCATACGGAAGTTGACCGCAATTTACGGCAATCTTCTCTCTGGTTGCTTCGGAAATAAACTTAACTACTTCTTTGTAAATGTGGTACAGTACAATGACAGATTCTTCGCTGTCTTCGTGGAACCCACCAAGAACAGGAAGTGTAAGGGAAGAAAAACCAATCTTGAAGTCTGGAACATATACTGTGAGTTTATAATCGTTGTCTTTATCTTTCCAAATTGAAATCATCACATCTCCTTAAACCAAATTCGGGATTAGATTTTCGTCCACAATGTAATCACCATAAACACAGTATTCAGACCCATCATCTAATATGACCCCTTTTATGTTTCTCTTTTTGAAAACACCCTCTATATCTCCATCGTAGTTTTTGTAGAAACTCCCATCATTATATTCAACCCAAATATACATATCAGTTTCTGAATATGGGGAATCCTCAATACACTCAATCCAATACTCCACGGTTTCTACGGCTTCCTTTCTGGTCATTTCCTCAACAGTAATCTCGTCCCCAAATTCATCCCTATATACTTTTGCTATCATCACATCTCCTTAAACTGTTTGAAACCACTCTCTACCAAATACTGCTTAATCTCCGCACCTGCGCCCTGCTGTGACATTTGAGCATCCTGCATTCTCTTGGAGAGCATTTTGCTCAATGTGCTTAACATAGTTTGGGCTGTGTCAAGTTTGTACTTGAAAATCTTATATGCCCTTGCATAAATGGTGTTGACAAGAGATTCCGTAATTGACTCGTTCTCGGCAGAAGTCTGCGCTTCCGCTACTGTTCTCTTCTTTCCGTCAACAGGATTTACATAGGAAAGATATGCGTTGTTATATTTCTCCTTGACCTTTGCCTTACTGATGTCATCGTAGATACCAACCTTTTCCAGTTTATCTCCGAGGAAATACAGGCAGTTGGAAAGTGCGAGGAAATACTTTTCAATGGAACTTGTAGCAGGTTCTTCTTGACAGACAATCTCATTATAGATAGTCAGCATAAGTTCGTCAAGTGGAGCCGTACTTGCTTCAACCGTCTTAATTGCAATTTCCTCTGCATAACTCACATCTTTGTCGAGGTTTTCATAAATAGTGTTCAATTCTTCCTGTGTCATTCTCTCTCCATATCTTACCACAATTCATAGGTGGTATCATCTTTCTTCTCTTCTACTTTAATATAGTTGTTATCTAAATTGCCAACTCCGTCAAAGTATGCGCTTCTCGTTTCCCCCTCAAAGTAGGCATCATAAACTTCACGGAGATTTTTGAACTTCCTGCTCATAAGAGGTCCTGTATAATCAGCGTACTTCTTCTTCAAGATTTCCAGACAATGCTTATAAAAGTCCTCGTTATATTCCAGTTTCTTATGGTCACAGAAATAGATGTATTCAAGGCAACATTTGTAACAGGAACCGCACCTGTTTGGAAGTATCTTCAACCCATACTTGTTCTGATTCTTCTGGCGCAAACTCTCCCTGTCCCTAACGGTCATAAGACAACTCTGAATTAGAGGGAGCAGGTTTGCATTTTTGTCTATCAGTTCAAGACCGACAAGTTCCTTTTCAAGCGGTATCTCTGCTCTGGCTTCTACAAAACCTTTAAGGAAATCATTGTAGGCTTCCCATAGGTTTATGTTGTCTGTCCAGTTTACTCCGAAATTACTCTTGTCTGCTGTTTCGTCTTGGTAATCCCCGAAAGCCACAGTTGCAGGTAAGTTGTTATCTAAACAATATGCAAGGGCAAGCGTTGCAATTAGTTGGTTTTTCAGAGGATGCTCCACCCAATACTTCTTACCGCTAATCTTAATGGTGTCAACATAAATCGGGAGATTAAGAGCATTAGCCCAATTCACAGCGGATTTGTATTCCTCTGGATACCCCCTGTTGATACCTTTCAATGTATAAAGGTGGACATTGTAGCCGTTTTCCAGATAGTGCAGGACGGTAGCCAAACTGTCTTTTCCACCGCTAACGCAACACAAAACAAACTTGTCATCTTTTACGGAGTGGGTCGGAGTTGGGTTTTCAATGTATTGGAAACCAAACTTCTTTCCAGACCCCAACTCCATTGACCCTACGATACTCCTTGATGCTTCGTGCAGGTTGACATTTTCGGAGTTTTGCTCAACTTCATCGTCAGCAAAAACATCCCACAGGTTCACGATTTCTTGAACAAATGGGTATTTCATATATGACAGATTAAACTCCAATGCCTGTCTTTTGAACATAATTATTAGTCTTCTTCCTTGTCATACGGATTAAAGAAAAGTTCATCACTTGATGTTCTTCTATGGCACTCCATAATGGAACCACCAACAGGCGCATAAAGTCCTTCAAGAGTATATCTCTGCGGTTTTCCTTGGAATGGGTGCTTATACTTCTTATCTGGATGCCACTTCTTCAACGCTGTGAAATACTGCTGTGCAACATCATTAAGTGTAATTCCGTCAAACTCAAAATCAGTTTCGCCTGTTGAACAAAGAACATACTTCGCTTTCTCATTCGGGGCTTTAATCAAAATGGAATCTTGATTGTACTCCTTGCCGAGTTGTAGCATATCATTGGAAAAGGTTTCAAAGTCCGTACTGGTTCCCTTTCTCACATTATAGGGGTACACAACAAAGGACTTTTCAAGAGAAGGCTCTTTCGCATTTTCTTCTTGATAACCGCCGAGAACAGGAATGTAACTGTACCCAAGGCTTTTGATTTCCTATGCAAGTTTTCTTGTTCTCTTGTTGTTCTCGTCCTTAACCTATTCTGGGTTAAAATCTGGGTTGACTTCTGCCCTCATATTGTCTTCACTTCTGGAAGCGGAAACAATAGCATAACCAGATGTATCGTGTCCTCTCGTTACCCTGTTAAGGTTTGCTTCTGTCAATTTTCTATACAGATAGTTTTCAAAATAAATATCCTTTTCTTCTCCATTCTCTTTCTGAATTTTCATACTTCTCCTTACCATAACTTCACAACTTCTTCTGTCTTTATTGGTTTATACTTCTTTAATTCCTTAAAGAATATCATTTTTCTATTTTCACCTGTCGGCTTGACAAACTTCTTTTTCAGACTTTCAGACGAATCCCACCTCATTGAAGAGGACTTGTGTTCTGGAAGTCCTGCGGTATAGCCGATATGTTCCCAATTATCTGCTTTATACACCGCACCATTATTCCCACCGCCAACAAAGGTAATCAAATACTTCAATTCATCTCCGTATTTTAGATACCACTACTTCTGGCTCTCCCTGCGGAGTTCTTTAAGTATCTGCGTACCGATATTCGGGATGTGCTTCATTAAGCAAAACTTCCAGTTATTTGCTAAATTATTGAAGATTTTTCTATACCCACCTTTGTCAACCCCTAATCTGGTAAGAATATCTTTACACGGTGGGTATGTAGAAGAACCTATACCTATCATTCCAATTAGTTCTTCGTCAAGATATATCAACCAATCTATTCTCCTGCCAACGCTGTTGACGGACGGAACATAAGAATGGTTTTCTTCTATAAGCCTTTTCTCTATCTCCCTGTCTTTTTTACTGGTTATCAGTTTCAACACTAACATATCGGCTTATAGTCTGTTTCTAAAAATGTTCTTTTCTTCGTGGATGGCAACTTCACAATCTTGAAATCATCAATTTCTTTTATGTTTATTGACTTCTTCCCTGCTTCTGCCATCTCTATTGCTGTCTATATTGGTACATATACAACTTCATCGTGTTCCACAAACCATATTATAACACCTGCGTACACATTTGTCAAGTCTTTATATTTAGATAATTTCCCAAACTGGGTTAAATTGCTGAACGGAAAAGTGTTCCCCTTATGTGATTTGCACTCCAACAGGAATAACTTTCCGTCAGTAAAAAGGATGAAATCGCAAATGTTCTATGAAGTTCCATAATACCCAGATTGCTAATCTGGTAAGCGCAGTAAAAACGAATCTGGAAAACACCTCTCCAAGTCCGTCTTTACCTGCTGTTCAAATTTCTTTCCGTAGTTAGTAGCCATTTACCACAACTCACTTCTTCCGATTACCTTGATTTCTTCCTCGTCAGTTTCCACAACATTACCAAGGCTTTCCTCAATTCTCTTAATGCTCAAAAGGACATACTTATGATTTAGTTCTATTCCTATGTACTTCCTCTTGTGCTTTAATGCAACTTCACCTGTTGTTCCGCTTCCGCTGAATGGGTCAAGAATTGTACCGCCAACAGGACAACCTGCCAAAATCATAGGCTCAATGAGTTCTTCTGGAAATGTGGCGAAATGTGCTTCCTTATAGGGCTTCGTAGAAACCGTCCATACATCTCTTTTGTGCCTTGTATCGTACAGCCCATTATCGAACACAGGTTCCTCTATTGCTTCATAATCGAAATAGTAGTTCTGTTTCTTTGAAAGCAGGAAGATATATTCGTGCGCTTTCGTACACCTGTCCTTAACCGCTTCGGGCATTGAATTTGGCTTGCTCCAAATAATGTCTTGCCGAAGATACCAACCGTCTTTCCTCAATGCAAAAGCAAGCATCCACGGAATACCGATAAGGTCTTTCAGTTTATACTCATTATCGGGCTTTGTCATAATGTAACTATCCCCGATATTTACCCAGAGGGTTCCGTCTTCTTTAAGAACTCTCTTTACTTCTCTAAATACGGCAACCAGTTTTTCGATGTATTCCTCTGGTGTTTCTTCAAGCCCGATTTGCCTGTCTTCTCTTACTGCTCCGCATAATGGGCATACAGTTTTATAAATGGCATCACAAACACCTGCCCCGACTTCTTCCCTCTTCTGACCAGTTATGTTTTTGCTTGATATTTTGTTCAGCCGTTTGTGTGGGCAAGTAGGGTCACCACCAACCCAAGTTCCAGTTCCGTAATCTCGTAGCCCATAATAAGGTGGAGAGGTTATGCAACAATCTACCGAATTGTCTGGAAGACCTTTAAGGGATTCCAAAGAATCCCCCTCAATTATTTCATAATTATTTACCAGAGTTTCGTTGCTTCGCATATTGTGCTTGCGTATTCTTTCTTTGATTTATACAGGCAGTAAAACTTCTCTCCGTCTTCGTTTATGTTCTTTAAGTAGTTGTATTCCCTGTCAACAAAAATGTTATTGTCCTTACAAATCTTCTTCATAGATTCTGTGAGAGGGTACCGCCTATCCCCGATGTTCAGAACGAACACACAGTTTTCTTTCAGCCTGTCAAGCGTGTTCACAATTAAAGGAGTGTAGAAGCCCTCTACCCACAGGTCATACTGCGGAAACTTATGTGCGGAGTCTGTTTCCTCGTCTGAATAATGCTCCGTGGAGAAATAGGGTGGAGAAGTTAAAGCAATATCAAACTTCTCGTCAGTTTCAAATTCCTCATAAGGAATGTGGTGGATTTCAAAATCGAAAGTAGGCTGTAAACTTTTCAGCCACTCGCCCAGTTTGACAAGACCGTTATAGGTTTCCGTACACGGCTCACAGGCAACATATCTTGTGTTGGGAATACTGGAAGCACCAATCATCCTGCCACCCCAACCTGCACAGGGGTCAAGAATACTTCTCTTTTCCATTCCTGTGTATTTCAAGTAGATTTGTCTTGCCACAAAAGGTGGGAACTCTGCTACTTTCGCCACTCCGTTAAAGCCCCTGTCAACTGTTCTGTAAAAAGCATCATTAACATTGTTTTCAAGATTATACAGAAACAGCCGAGCCATTCCGTCAATCTTCTCCGTGTATATATCACTCCCCTTATCTTTTATGGACTCGTATATACTTAACGAAACGGAGTTTCTTTCGTCAGAATGGTCTGTCTTTGTGTTGAGCCTGTGTGGGTTAAACAGGAGCGAAATGTTCTTCCCTGTATCTTTATTCTGGCACAGGTTGTAGAAGTCCTCTATGGCACTTACCTCATTGACAAATAAATGTGCAAACTCGGTAAGTGTCATAGGGGCAACAGTATTTTTAAGACACCGTTTAATATCTTCTCGTAACATTAGTTCTGGACAACCTCTGGGATTACATTGTAGATGTTTCCCTTGTTGATAACAACAGCCTTGTGATTACCGAAGTTCACAACCACAAATGCTTCGGTCACAGATTCAAGGGTCAGCCTTAAATCTTCCGCAAACAGTTTTGCGGTGTACTCAAACTCCTGCTCAACTTCCGTTCCGTACTTGATGAACTCGCTGTTTCCTGCTTCGTCAGTAATTGTAAGACCTGTGTTGTCAAAACTCATAGACACAGCGCATCTCGCAGGGTCATTTGTAAAGATAAGGAATCTCTTGATAGAGTTGAGAATAAGGTCTTTGTTAATGTCAACAGAGTAGTCATACTGATTAAATGCGGTCTTCCTAATCAACTCCGCAGGAACACTCTTGATAAGAGATTCATCGGACGGAAGAATTGCGGAAACATTCACACTATCATTTGAGAACCTAACCTTGGTCTGGATGATTCCGTCACCAATATCGTCATAGCCAAGTTCAAACAGAACAGTATCAGAACTGAACAGTTTGAAAAGTTTAACAACCTTGGGTGTAAGGAGAATACTGACAGTTCCTTCAAGTTCAAACTTGTTCACACAGGCACCAGTTGTAAAAGTGATACAGCCGTTCTGGTCGAGGTAGTAAAGTTTCTGCACAGGATAGCGTGTCTTCTTCGTAACTTCCTTGGAGTTGTAGTTGAGAATGTCAAGCAGGTTCTCCGTCTTGATATTGAACTCCTGTGTCTTATTCTCAATAGTGATTTCTGGAAGTTCAAGCAGGCTCTCTCCGTTGAATATCAGCGGAAGTTTGAAAGTGCCGTTAGACTTCACTTTGAGATAAGTTTCAAAAATGTCAAGTTCGATAGTGTCAGAAGTCAGAGAGGAAACCAGTTTAAGGAACATTCCTGCATTTACGGAAGCCTTGAACTCCCCGACATCTCCTACATTCATTTTAATACTGGTGTAGTATTCTCTGTTTGTTGCGCTCAAATGAAGAACTCCGTCTTCCACTACAATAGACAGAGTATCGGTAAGTTGTGAACCGTCTGAACTGTCGATTGCGAATAAAATCTTTGAGCAAATATCTTTGAATTCCTTTAAGTTAAGTACCATATCATTCCCCCAATACTTATTTACATTGCGTATTATACCATATTTTAACTCATTTGTCAACAGGAAATCATCTCAATTATCTGTGATTCTTTAAGTTCTTCCCTGTCTTCCCTAATCTTTTTGAGTGCTTCTTCTCTTGTTGCTCCACTATTAACCAGTTTGTCATACTCGTCTTTGACCTTGGCGGTTACAACATCTTCATACCAATGAACAAAAGTATCAGCATCACACTTCATTGGCATTTTGCACTCTGGGAAAGCGGATTGTTTCATTAAGGTACTCAACCTTTCTTTCGCAATTTCCGCACTCTCAACTGGGCATTCCCCGATAAGTTCATCGTGAACGGCTATCAGAAGTCTAAACCCGATGGAGTTAAGCACTTCGTCATTGTTCACTAATATCATAGCCTTTTTAGACATAGTGGCTGCACCCCCTTGGATTCTTGCGTTGGCGCATTGTCTTTCCGCACGAGCAATAAAACCACCATTGTCTTTTATGGTTATTCCGTCTTTGCTTGCCATCGACCTAATCTGGTCAACCTCTTTCTTGGACTTCGACTTCTTTAACAGGTCTTCATATTTGACAACCAGTTTGTTGTTTGAGTTCGGGTTTATTCCAGACGAGCCAAACAAAGGGTTAAAGTTCTTTGAAGAAACGGAAGATTCCACAACATACCTTGGGAGCATTACATCTTTCAGCCTTCTCCGTCTTCCCCAAATGTCCTCTACATAACCTGTCTTCTTCGCAAAATTCTGTGATTCCTCAATCCACTTCTTGACTTTCGGGTAACTGTCGAAGAACCTGTCAGTAATGTCCTGCGCTTCCGCTATCGGCTTGTGTATGGATTCTGCAAGTGAAGCAACACCCATTCCATACATAAGACCAAGCATTAGGCTCTTAACTGATGTTCGTCTTTCCTTACCGTCTTTGTAAATGGAACCGTCTGGGTAATGTTCCAGATTGTCTTCATACTTGTTATGGTAAATGTCAGAAGCAATAGTTGCGTACAAGTCCTTGCCGTTCTTGTATGCGTTTATCATATTCTCGTCTTGCGAGTACCAAGCGAGTAGCCGTGGCTCCTGCTGTGAGAAGTCAGAGCCTACCATTACATAACCGTCAGAAGCACAAAACATCATTCTAATAGCATCTTCGTGGCTCGGTATATTCTGCAAGTTCGGGTCTGACGAACTGAACCGCCCTGTATCTGCCCCAAGTTGGTTGAAGTGTGCGTGGAGCCTGTGGTCAACAGGTGATACACATTTCGGGAGTTTATCTATATAAGTATTAAGTAATTTGAGAACACCCCTCTTTTGCAAGATGTACTTACAAATCGGCAGGTCAATGTTTGACAGGATTTCTTCTCCTGTCCCCCTCGGCTTCTCTTTATCTATCGGTTCTATATTCAGAATATCATACAGGAGAATTGCCAACTGTGTCGGGCTTTCAACATTTATTGGGTCTTCCAACTGTTCCAGTTTTGATTTCCCTGTTGTCTTGTAATTTGCCTTGTCTGTCTTCGACCATTCTTCTATAACTGGTTTATACTTATCTAATTCTACCGCAATACCTTTTGAGATTTCTGCAAGCCTTTTCTTGTACTTCTCCGACAGCCTGTTTGCGTATTCCTCGTCAATGCAAACACCTGCCATCTCCATATCAGAAGCAACTTTCATTACAGGCATTTCCACCGTCATAAACAGGTTGAATAGGTTTGCATTCTCTGGGAGTTCAAACAACCGCCTTTGCCACTCATACAATTTGTAGGTCATAAAGGCATCTGTTGCGGAGTACAGAGCAAACAGTTCTGGCTCAAACAGTTCATAGTCAACCCCCTCAAACAAGTGTTCGATAGAATACTTTTCGATAGATGGGTCTATCTTTGAAATGTACTGCTGTTTAAGCCCTGCTCTCTCGTTCTCGTCCAGAAGTCTTGCGCCTATCATCGTATCCCAATACACTCTTGGGGTAAACCCACAGGTGCAAGTGATTACCTGCAAATCGAACTTGCCGTTGTGATAGATAGTGTCAAGGTTGTCAACCCTTGAAAGTTGCTCCACTACATCTGCTTCTGTGCATTGCCATTCAAGCCTGTTCCCATTCATATCAGTATGGTTTATCGGAACATAAGCGTTCTTCTGGCTCGGTGTGTAAATACACAGCCCGACCAGTTTACAGGTCAATGGGTCAAGGCTCCTGTTAGTTTCCGTGTCAATGGCAATAGAGCCGTTCACTATTGCGGAATCTATGTATGCAACAAAGTCTTCCTTTGTCTTGATTACAGTTGTATTCTGTTCATATACCCCAAGTATTCTATGGACATTATCGGCTATCAAGTCCATTTTTTCTGTAATAGAAAGTTTTTTAGACTTGATAGCCGACTCTACCTTTACTTCCTTCTTGGAGTTTACCTTTTCCAATAACTTCTTCGTGTTATCGGCAGGAACATTAAACTCTTCACCCCATAAGGATGTCATATTTTACCTCAATATCTTGTAGGTCTTTGTACTGTTGCTCCGCTGTTGACAGACCAAGCATTGTTGGTAGTCTGCTGACCCCACACAGGGTTCTGGACGGTTCTGGCAGGCTGTGGGTTATCCCACACAGGCTTCTGCTCAACCTTTTTCTCTTCGGGCTTACTTGCCTGTTCTTTCATCGGGAAATTGCCAGTATTAAGATAAACCTTAATGTCATCTGCGTTCCTGTCAAGAACAACCCTGCCGAGTGCCTTGTAACCATCAAACAGTTCGGGCTTCTTTACGAAAATGTCATCACGGTAAATCTGCTTGTTGAGATTTGGAATAATCTCAAACTCGGTCTTCATATCACCTGCCCTGCCGTGTCTGACGATTTTGCAAATCACATCGGACATAGGACCGTAGTTCATAATGTACTCACGCATCTTGTTTGCGTAAGAAATGGAACGCTCCCAAACTTTCGGCTCAACACTAACAGTTCCGTCTTGGTTATTGGTGTACTGGAGAAGATGAATGTAGAAACGATATTCCAGTTTCTCCCCACCCTCGCAGAACGGACAAGCACTAATCGGGTCTTGCGGATTGCGAATGCAGTTAATCCGTCTGAACTTGCCGTTCAACTTAATCTGGTGCGTTCCAAGGATTTCAAAGGAAGCGGTATCATCGTGCATAAAGCGCACAATGGCTTCGTCCCCATCGTCTTTAAGGGTAAAAAACCCCACCTGTGAACCACTCGGCTGTGTCTGCGGAGTCACCGCATTTAGGTTGTCAAAAGAAATATATGCCATTATACACCCCCTTAACCAATTTCTTTTGCTAACTGAATTAGTGCCGACCTGTAAACAGAAATCCTGTTTGCAAAGTCTTTGAGTTGTGTGTCATCCTTTTCAATCTGGTTCTGATAGTTGCTCAACATATTTTTGAGTTCTTTTAGATTGAGTTCGTCAGAATTATTCTTGTCTGTGAGTTCCGACAACTGGTATCTCGCATCATCTCTTTCCGTAGCAACCACGCTGAACGATTCCCTCAACTGGGAAATCTCATCATTTAAGTTAGAGATAGTCTTGTTGAGTTCTTCAATCTCCTGCTCCAAGTCAGCAATACGCTCATTCTTCTCTTCCAGTTCAAAACTGTCCCCCGAAAGTTGCTCTTCAAGGTCGGTCTGCTTCTTGGACAGGATAGTGAGTTGGTTTTTCAGAGCCGACACATCGTCAAGATTAAGTGTTTCAATACTTTCATTCTGTACCTTTTTGGTAGCCATATTATTCTCCCTCATATAGTTTGTTCTATTATACCACAACTTTCGTTGTATGTCAACAATAATTTTCGCCTAAACTTAAAAATTCTTCTTTTGTTAGGTCATTCACATCTTTGCCTTGCGGTAGGACAACCTTTGTAATCAACGCATCGAATACATTGTTTACAAACCTATTTGCTCCAACCGACCCTGCGAGGTCTCCATCAAAGGCAAGTATGTACTGTCTGATACCACTTTTTTGCAAGACCTTGTACTGGTAGTTTGAGCCAGTTCCAAATAGTGCTACGGCAGGAAACCCCCAACCCCATAAAGTCAAAGCGTTTATCTGGGATTCCACCACATACACCTTGTCATACCCATTTCTTATCACATAGTCCAACAGGTAAACAGGCTTTGGGTCTATTTGCGGAATAGTGAAAAACTTTGTGTATATGTTTCTCTTAAAAATGCCGACCAGTTTTCCGTGTTCATCTCGGCAGGGAAATGTAACAGCGGTTGTGTCTGGGTCATACCCCACTTGGAATAAATCAACAATATCTTTATTCAAGTGCCGTTTGTTGATTAAATACTCTAACGCTTCTTTGTTGTCATATTCAAAGGTTTCAAGAACGGACTCGTCAATGGAAGTGTCTTTCTTCTCCAATGTGATTTCTTCCAGATATTCTTTCTGCTCCACGAATGTTGAAGAAAAATTTTCAATTAGCCATTGTTCTCCCCACCTTGTATCTCTATTATAACACTTTCCTACCAGTTTTGCAAGACTTCCTTTTTCTCCGCAGGCGAAACAATGAAATGTTCCCTTTACCAGTTTTCCGTCATCGTCATAAACGAAACAGGCAGGTTTGCTCTCATTTCCATCTTTGTGAAATGGGCAGGTACAAATGACATCTTCTTTCTTCTTGATAATGTCTTTCAAGTACCTCGTTTCAGACCGCACCCTTTTCAGTATGGTTTCTATCGGAGTGTCAATTACTCTGTTTTTGATAATCAGTTTCAAAATGGGTCACCATCGTCAATTTCGTATGTATCTCTTAACTCATCAGAACCTTTACCGCCCAACGCATCTTTGTCAGAGGGCATAAACTCAAAAATGCCTTTGTCAAAGTTTACCGCATATTGAAGTTTACTTCCTGCGCCTGCATCTCTCGCCTTGATAATCTGCAAATTTAGCACTCCGTCTTTCTGTTCAAATGCAAGAACAACCGTACTGTCTTGACCAATTCTGTCAGATTGCGCTATGTTCATTGTGGTGATACCATCGGTGGTGTCACCCCTGTTCTGCTGTGAAACGGAGATAATCGGTATCTTCTTCAACACCTGCAAGTTCTTCAAATCCTTTGAAATGTTTGAAGCCCTCTCCACAGGGTTCTTCGCTTTCCTGTCATCTTCCAACAGGGAGTGTTGGTCAACACAGAGCATATCCAGATTTTCTTTTTCGATAAAAGCCCTCAATGCCGTAACACCTGCCGGACCGTTTATCTACGAAGGTGTTAATACTTTAATGGAGCCTTTAATCTTCCCCTGTTGCAACCCCTCAATATACCGCTTATAGTCATTCTGGATTGCAGAGTTTCCGTGAATTAAACAAGAGTTTGAAAGGTGGGAAATCAAAGTGTCAATTCTGTACCCAACCTTGTTCTCTGACATTTCGCCAGAATAAATACCTACATTCAACCCCTGCTCGGCACCTGCTACCGCACACCTTAAAAGCAACCAAGACTTGCCTTGGTTTGTTCTTGCCATAATAACGGCAAGTTCTTCCTGCCTGTCCCAACCGCCTAAAACCTCGTCAAGTTCCTTAAAACCAGTTGAAACATAGTATTTGTTGAAGTCATTACACCTTTCAAGGTAAGTGTCATATCTGGAAAAGTCTTTCAGAATATCCACGGACTCCAAGGAAACAGTTTCAGACAGTTTCTCCGCAGAAGCCCGAAATACCTTTAACGCATTTTCCAAATCGTCATTGTTAAGGCAATCCCTTACCTTGTTAAATGTCTTGATTAGGTTTCTCTTATTCCTGTCTGCAACCAGTTCGTCCAGTAAATACTTCGTAGGCTCGTTTACTGAAATGAAATCAAAGTCTTGGAACTTCGATACAAAGGTTTCCTTATCTGGAACTGCGCCGTAGGTATCGTAGTGGTCTTTTATGTAATTGAACTCGTCTTTGTAATCACTAAAATAAGAACTATCAAAATTATTGAGAGTGAAAATTGACGAGTCTTTTTCATCAAGTATTCTGTTAAGAACCTGTAACTGTACCATCAACTCTCCCTAATACTCTCTTATCTTTTCCTGTGAACTTTACAGGAGTGGACTTCCCGATAATCCTGCTTGCCAACCTGTCCCCCACATACAAGGGCAATTCCTCTGGTGTAATGTTTGAAGTGAAAATGTTTGCTTTGCCCATATTTATTCTGGCATCTATCACGCTTAAAACATTCTCCGTTTCAAACTCCGTCATACCCTTTGTAGCAATATCATCCCAAATAACCAAACTTGCGTTCAGCACATTCTCCTTGATATGACTTGCATACTCATTGTTATTGCTGATGGCATCCTTGATACTCAACAGGTACCTTGGCACCCCGATAAGAAGTACCTCACAGGTCAAATCTCTCTCGTACCAAATCTTGCCAATATAAGCCTGTGCAAGTTTCAATGCCCACGCTGTCTTTCCGTTCCCTGTTGTTCTGGAATAGATATACAGGTTTGCACCGCTGTCAACAAAAGCGGAAATGTTCTTCTTAATGTTGTTCAGATAAGTGTAGGCTGTTTCATCACACAGGTTATCGTCAAGGTATAACGGCACATCTGCCCTCTGGCTCTCGGAGATAAGACCGAGGTCAAAAAACCTATCCATTTTGAATTTCTTTATGCAGAAGTCTGGGTAGGTGCAACTACCCTCTTTGTGCTTCTTGCAGTTTTCGCATAAATAGCAACTCAAACCGTTTCTCCGTTAGAACTTTAATTCGGTTGATATTTTAACATTTTCCGTAGTATTTGTCAAGCACTTTTCTGGATTTTTTTCTTTGTACCTGTCAATAGCCCATTGCATATCACGGTAGGCACTAATGGTAGCAATCTTCGCAACCTCTTTCGCCTTTTCCAGATTAGGAGAAGCAAAACTGATAAGTTTGCTCTGCCCCTCTGTAACGGTCATTTTGTTTATCCAACCCTGCTTTGCTACAATGGCATCTACCCATTGTTCAAGAATTGAATTGAGTTCCGCATCTCCTGTGTTGATTTCTTTCTTCGCCAGTTCCGTGAACACATCTTTCTTGGTCTTCTTCTTCGACCTTGACTTTATGTTCGCCAGTTTCGCAACCCCTGCCTTGATGTCCTCATCGTCTGACCCGACAATGTTGGCAAGCAACGGAATATCAACCGCAATAGTGCAGGGTTCTGTTCTGGTAAGGACACCAACTCTTATCAGCGCATCCTCAATGTTGGTCTGGGCGGTTTCGTCAAGCGTTGTTCTTCTCTTGATATAGTCCCTGTCAATGACAAAGAAACCGCCAGAGATTTTTCCCTTTCTAACCGCTTTCTCACAGATGTTCAAAACTATGTCCAGATATACAGCGGTTTCCAGATTAAATATCTCCGCAATTTTCACATTATATCTTCCATAGTTGTCAGTTGCAAAAAGTTCAATCAGCATAATGCAGACTTCAATACTCCGTTCTTACTCAATTCTGTAAACTTCTGTTTCGTAATCCTGTAAAACTCTTTGTAGGACTTCCGTACAATTCCCTCTCCGAATCCCCACAGGTCAACTGTTTTATACTTCAACAACATCTTCAAAATCTGCCCATAGGTCTTTTCGTATGGCAACTGGTATTCCTCAACAAATCCGTCTATATACTTATCGTCTATGTTCTGTATGTGCCATACAAGGCTGTCGAAGTTAAACTCTGTGCTGTCCTCTGTTTGTGTGAAACAGGAACCATCTGCAACGAAGTCAATAATGACCCCAGACAAAACATCATCGTCCCGACAAAACTGTTGAATAATCTCCTGTATTGTATCGTGGCTGTATTCGTAGGTACCGCCGACCATATTATCAGAATCTTCAAACGAATCCAGACTTAACAGGTTTATGTGCAACTTTCTCTTGTACCTGTTCTCGCTGATTAGGTGGTTAATTCTGGTACACTTTATTCTCCTGTTGATTACCTTGTCGGGCGCATCTGGGTCTGTGTATAGTTTATTCTTCGGGTCTAACCACTTCCTATGTTCCAAGGCATACAAAATACCATCTACAACCCAATGGTATGTATCTTCCAAAGTGGCTGTTAGATAGGTATTTGCCTGTAATGTATATATTTTATTCCAGTAGTTCAGAATGATAGCGGAGAAATAACAATTCCTCAACTGTTCGTCATTCTCGTTCTAAATGTATAGGTTGCAAAGTTCTGTCTTACTCTTGTCTTTCCAACCCTCTATCATATCTGCTTGTTCGGAATAAATCTTCTTGATGTCTGTCAACATATCTGTCCTTTAATTGAAACTGGGTGGCTCCTGCTCTTTATAGAAGAAGTATTCAATGTTATCCCAGTTAATTTTCTCTTTATAGGAGCCATTCGTCCAAAACTCTGGATGCTCGGAGTTTAATCGTTCAATTTCTTCTTTCGCCCCGATTTCTGAACCGTAGTAATAATGGTGCAGAAAATCATAATGTTTATCTAATCCATAACAATCTGGAGTTTTCTGATGATAACAAATTGCGAATGAACCATATTCTTTCATTATGCCACCCCCACAACATACTTCTTGAAAAGACCGACAACTTCTTTGGAAGCATCGACAACATACTCTTCTCTTTCGTCATAATCGTAGTCTTCTGTGTAGTAACCACGGAACACGATATTGCCTGTCGGCTCCCAACCATTGTGGGAAGCGCATTCGGCAGAAATCCCAAGAGAGTTCCAATCATACTCGGAGTTGATAATCTCTTCGTAGTCATTAGTGCAGGTCATAGAGCCGTAGCCGATTTCCCCATTCTTCTGATATTCAAGGCACCAACCACAGATGTAACCAGAAACGATGCCGTAGAAATCGCAATCGTTCTCGCATTTTCCCCACTTCCAGTTGCCGTTCTTGATGGCTTCGTCAACGGTAATAACATTAGTCTTCATTTTGTGAACCCCCTGTTCTTTCTTACAAGGCATATTATAACATATACTAATCTATTTGTCAAGTATATATTATTATATTATATATAATATATTAAGAGTTTTCTTTATTACGAATTCTCTCAACAGGGTCATAGGTAACAACTTTCTTTGAGTAAATATCCCACTCTTTACCATAAGACCAGTTGATATATTCACTACCAAGCCCAAGAATGTCAATGATGTTAAAGGCTCCTTCTGAAAGAGCGTAATAGTCTTCATTGTCATAAGTTTTAATACTGCACAGGGTTTCATACTCCAGACATTTAGTGAACATTTCAATTTTCTTTTCTTCGCTGATGGTCATTGTTGTTACCCCCCTCAATTTCTTTGCATATTATATCACAGGTTTGCTTGGTTGTCAATACTTTATTCGTAATTATAGGACAACCTCTGGTGTTCTCTTGCAAGGTTCATAAGACCTGCGGGAATAGGCTCACCATCGTTGTAGTACCGAGCAATCTGCCCCGGTCTGGCAATAAGTCTTGTAACCATCTTCTTCGTGTAGAGGTTATAGACGGTGATGATACCAGTATCACTAATCTCGTGGATTTCGGGTCCATTCGGGTGACCCTTGTCAACCACCACGGTCTTGATGACATTGCCGTACCCGATTTCGGCAATAAGGGCTTCACGGCTACTTCTGTCATTGGTGTAGTGCATACTCGTCATTTTAGGTACCCCCTGTTGTTTTTAGGTATCTCTACCTTACATTGCATATTATACACCTATTTTAGTTAATTGTCAAGTAGTTTTTTCACTTTAACAATCTTTCCAACAAAAAAAAGAGTTGCTTACTGCAACTCTTCAATGTAGTTTCTCAAACTATTTATCACTTCGTCAGAGGTGTCATTGTCTATCACATAATTGGATAATGCCCACTTGGAATCAACTATCTACAACACCCTTTCGTCAATGGTTCCTTTACATATTAGGTTGTAAATGAATACAGGAGAAGTGCTACCAATTCTGTGTATTCTGTCCTGCGCCTGCTCGTAAACACCAGAAGTCCAAGGAGTGTCAAGGAAGATAGCGTAACTTGCTTGCGTGAGCGTAACACCTGTTCCCATTTTCTGCCAAGTGGCAACCATTACCTTGTTTTCGTCTTCCGTCTGGAACTTTTGTATTGCTTCCTGTATCTGTAAGTCTTTCTGGTCACCAGTACACAGCAGGGGCTTATAATCTTGTAACAGGTTAAAGATGTACCTTGCGCTGTCTTTGAATGTACTAAACACTACAACTTTGTTTCCGTTCTGTACGATTTCGCTCACTAACTGTACCGCCCGAAGTATCTTCGATGGCTCCACCTGCTCCGAGGTCAATATCTGCGGAAGAACAGTTGCCTGCCGTAGCCTGCTCACAAGTGATAGCAAATTAGCCGTACTCAAATGCACTTTATCTACCTGTTGAACAATTCCATTCTTAATGTTCGTGTAGAACTTCTTATGGTCTTCTGCCATATCAACGAACTCGTTTATGACAGTTTTCTCTGGCAGGTCTAACAGGTCTTTCGTCCTGCGAATTGAGTAATCTTGGAGTTGGTCTTTCAGCACATCAAGATTTTTGTACCCCATAGGAATGTTGTTGAAAGGACCGCCAAAATTACAGTAATAGTATTTGAAATTAGTGTAGGTTGACCTGTCGGCACCAATCCATTTCATAGGAACATAACAATCTAATGGGTCATTCAAAAGAAGTGTTCCTGTCATCCCTATTTTGTATTTGGCTTTCAGTTTTAACAGGTTCTTCCCCTGCTGTGAAGTTGGAGATTTACAAGCGTGTATCTCGTCAACAACTATCATATCAAACTTGTTGGCACCGCCTTGAATGACTTTCAACAGGTCATCATCACGCAAACTCTCAATGTTCGTTATAACGAAAAACTCGTCTATCTTTTCCTGTAACTGACTTATTCTGTCTTTCACACCGCCGATAACGATATTACCCTTGGAGTTGATTTTCTGTCCAAGTATTCGACAGGTCAAATTACTGTGGGTTTGTATCTCCTTAACCCAGTTCGTCTTTAATGTATTAACACCGCAAATGATAAGACAATGCTCAATTCCGTTCAGCCGTTTCCGTTCCTGTGCAATACAAATTGCCTGCAAGGACTTTCCAAGTCCGGGGACATCAAGCAACAAGAAATCATCGTGCTGTAATCCGTACTCTATTCCGTCTATTTGATATTGGTACGGTTTAGTCTTGAAGTTACCAAGTTCTACCTGCTTGTCTTTCTCCGTCTTATCTTTCAGTAAGTCTAACTGAATATCATCTACTCGTGCCAGATTATCAAGCAACTGTGAAAGGGAAGTGAGTGGGATTTCCCACACCTTTTCTTTCTTGTGGTACACGGAATTACTGCACGATTTCATAGCCTTAACAGAGTCCTCATTGTAGTCAAATTGGACGAACAGCGAGGTCTTTCCGGGCAGTTTTATTGTCTTTTTTTCCGATACAAAAATCATCTTAATCTTCTGACAGAACCAGTTTTTCTTTCTTGAAATTAGTACGATAAGGTGCTTTCAGATTAAGTTCGTCTTTGATTTGAACTTGGAATTGAACCGCAGCCTTTATCGACAAAACAGCGTTGCACTTATCACATTGGTAGGTTTCATTCAGCCCCATAGAATCTCCATAGTAGTCTATGATTTCTCCGTAGCAGTTCTTTATAACCTGTTTCGGCTGTCCTACAAATGCCTTTGGAATGAAAATCTCCCCGGGCAGGTATTGTGTACCGCACTTCGGGCAAACGATTTTTGGTGTCTTTTTCCTCATTACTCCCCCAATAAAAAATAAGATAGTGTAGATAACTACACTATCTTATACAACTTTTTATTAGGCATCCTTGTAAACAGCACCTAACGGCAACCATTGGTCTGACTCTTCCCAATAAACATAAGGGTTGAGTATCTTTACATTTTCTCCGTCAGAACTTGTCTTAATCCAGATTTGTTTCTTCTTTGTGTTGTCTGGGTTGTCCCCGAAATAGTAAATCTGGAAAATGGAATCAAGTTGCACGAAATTACGAATGTCACCGCCAATTCTCTTTACTGGCGCACCACTTCTCTGGGAAACAAGCGTTCCATCATCCTGCTTTGTAAGACCCAACGCTGTCTATAAGGCTGTGGAAGAAGAAGCATTTACATTGAATATACACTCGTGTGGTTCATACTTGCCGTACCCAATAGATTGTAAAAGTTCTGGGAACTTACACCCCTAATCAAAGTTTTCAGAATCAACATAGTCTTGTTCTACATATATATAAATATATGATGAGTTACGGCTGAAATCTTCGTCAAGAACGAAATAGTATCCGTGCATCAGCAACTCTCTGGGGTGTGTACCGTCATAGGTAGATATTATAACACACTCGTTTTTATCGACCAGAGCCAGATGAAGTTTCGATAACTGCACCTCTGACATTATCTTATCTCTATCTCTTTCACTTTTTGTAAATGGGTATGCTACCATCGAATTCATTAGTTATCCCCCTTTGTGCGGTTAGACAGGTACATAGCCCACCTAATCAAAATGTTGTTTCCCTCTCTTAAACCTAATGTTGGAATGTCAGAGGGGTTGTCTTCAAGAGTGCCATCGTCAATGTTTATAGCCACCCTTGCCAGTTCTGTGTAGTTCTTTGAGAGCAGGTAGATGTAGCACACTCCGTTACCGATTTCTACAATGTTCTCTGTTGTTATAAGGGCATCGAATACAGGATACCGCCAACCATTCATATAGGCATCTTCGCCTGTTTCTCCAGATACAATATCAAACGAAGAAGCCCTCACTTCTACAAGGTCATACAGAATTGTATAGCCCTGCGTAGTTCTAACATCAACATACCACGGTCTGTACTCGTCTGTCTTATACCCAAGGGCTGCTCTTGTGAACAATTCAGATACTCCAGACAGCCCCTCATTCAGAGTTGCGAGGTGCAATTCTTTGCCGTTCTTTTCTATGTATAAATCAACTTTTCCCTCATAACAAAGGACATTTTTACTTAAAACACCAGTCATATTACTTCCTATTATAATGTGGAGTCATCCAATGATTGTAAATCAACTATTACAATATCGTCATCATCGTCTTCTTGGTCAATCAACTCAATTCCACCGAATTGTGGAGTGACAGGGGTTACAGGTTCAACAGGAGTGATAGCAGGTATAGGCTCAATTTCATTGTCCGTTTCTTCTGGAATAATGACCTGCTGTACCTCGTCATTTGCGATAAAGTCATCTAACTCATCGGTTTGAATAACTGCCTGTGTCTTGTCTGCTGTTTCCGCTACGGAATCAGCCTTTTTCGCCATCTTCTCTGAAACATTTGAACTGTAATTATCGTCATAAATTCTTGTAAGGTCAATACTCTGAATACCGTTGTAAAGACCAGAATCGTCAGAAGAAAAGATATAGCAAACTGCTCCAGACGGAACATCCACATTCTGCGCCCTCTTGGTAAGGCTGACTTTTAATGGGTCTTCCTTAACCTTAATAGTGTACTTTTCTGGGTGACCTTCCAATTTCATTTGCCCCTTTCTGTTGTTCATATCTGTAAGAGGAACAAATACACCGTCTATCCACTCCCCAAAGATAAGGGCTTCATTTTCGTCAACAATTCTTGCGCCCAACACTTTCCACTACTCCGTTGTGCTTGAATAATACTCATTTCTCAAATGTGCGTTATTAACACCGCCAGATGCGGTAACAAGTACGAAATCACTATACAGAATAGACTTGTCAATGAACTCTATCTTATCATAGAAATAGATAAGGAGAATATACCCAGTAGGTATAATGTACTTCAAGATTTCTGCAAGCAAGGTGTAATCGTGCCAAAGAGCATTTATGCCTATCTCAATTCGGTACATCGGGTTTCCGTCAACATCTTTGTTCTGAATAAAAATGTCAAAGTCTGTTGAGATACCGATTGAACGGAGATAGATTTCTATTGCTTCGACAATGCCAGTTCTGCTCCCCTTTTTCCTTACAATAAGGTCAAACACATCACAGACAAGTCTTATGGCATCATCTGGGAACTCAAAGTCAGACCAGAAACCAACCTTTGTCTGCAAGAGTGGAAGCAGGTTGTTATTAGTCAACAGCGCATCATTGAGATACAGTAGTTGGTCTGCTTCCACTTTTCCTGCGTTAAGAGCGAAAGTAAGTAGCCGAGTAAGTAACTGGAAATCTCTGGAACCATTCACATAGTAATCTGGCACATTTTCGTCAAAGTATATAATTTTGTTGTTATTAACTGCCATTACTTTCCTCAAGTATTTATGAAGATATTTGAATCTCCAAGTATATCATAAGTATGAATGTTACATATCATATACGGATTATAGAAATGGTTATGGTTGTTGAACGAATTACTCTCTAATGGGTTTAGAATGAGTTTGTCTTCCTGCGGTTGATAGAAGTAGTTGAATACATCTCTGCCGTTGTACTGCGCCCTCTCCTGCACCTTTGCCACATAATCAAGAAGTGTACTCGTTGTGATAAAGGAACCATCAGAAAAACCTAACGGCTGTATCGGGCTGACTTCTACCTTTACATTACTGGCTTCCAGAAGTTCGTACTGGTCATTCGTCAAGCCTGTGGTGCTGTACTAAACTGTCTTCGCTGTTATGCCAAAGTCAAATGTAATGTCAAGATTTTTCTTGGAAGAGGTCAAGCCGGGGTAGATGCAGAAGTAGTATGTTCCCTTTTTCTTCAAGTCATACTGGTCTGTTACAACCTTGTCAACCACGGTCGGCTCCCCAACTGGGTCTGCGTTCAAGCAAGTAACCTAAAAATCTTGGTAGGATATTGCGAAGTAGAACCGCTTTAATTCAAAATAGTTTTTAATCTTGAAAATGTAGTAGTATTTTGTCGGCGGTTTGTAAGTCAAACGCAACACGCTTGTCCAACCAGAGGAACTACTGTATGTACCTACATTCTTATTTATGGTGATAGTCTTTGTTTCAAACACCTCGTTATAGTTTTCCAGTTCTGTTGGAATCTGCGAAACAAGTATTCTTGGGTAGTTTTCCTCTCCATCACTATCTACATATTTCAGACTTTGTTTCTGGTAGCCCTCAACATACAGCGGAATGGAAGAATACACATAGGTATCATAGTCTTCATTCGGTGTAATTGTTGTGCTGTTTATCTTCAAAGTCTGGCTCTCATAAATCTTTGTAGGCTCTGTAATTGACGAGTCTATATAAGCCAAGCCATAAACAGCCCAACCTGTATCTTCTTCCGAAGAAAGAGCAAGAGTTTCAACATCACCGCCCTTGTTCTTGTACCTAAACTGGTACAGGTCTTCGTGTAAATCACTTGCATCGTCTTTTGCTACTGTGACCTGCACAGAAAGATTTGGAATTTCCCAGTTCCATTGGTCTATGGTGCGGTCGGTTAGGGTTGCGCTCAAATAGTTCCAGACATTAGTTCTAAAATTCTTATCAGAAATGTACTGCGTGTAGCCCTACTTGTCTGTAAATGCCCACTATCTAATGACCTGTGATGCACTATTTTCTTCATTATTATATGAGTAGGCATTGAGTGCCTTTGTCAATGGGAACACTATTCTCTCATTTGTGCATACATCGTGAGCGAAAGCGGTAATGAACTGTCTTGGCAATCCTGTTGAACCAACATTACTGGTGTTGGTAGAAGCAGGCGCACCAACAGGTGTTACATACTGATATGCGCCAGAAGCATCATTATTGTAGTCAAGAATAATGCTGTCTATCACATAATACTTGTCAACTATGTATGCGGTGTAAGAACTCAAATTATCGGACGAAGAGAAATAGATGTCCTGTGGCTAATCACTTGTGTTGGTTTCCACAACACCGTAGAACTGGCTTACAATGGAAGCACTACTCTTTATGAGAATAAGTGCTTTATTCACACCAAGTTTTGTTGTACTGGTATAGATGTACTTACCGCCAGAGGAAGTCTTCGTGAGAGTTACTGTTGTGTCTAATGCAGACGGATAACCCTCTATCTTGACAACCTTACCTGTGCTTGTGGAGATATATACGGAAGCACCTTTTATGACATAGTGGGCGGTTCCACTACCAAGTTCCCAATCTTCGGAGAATATACCAGTAATGGTTACAGGTAATCCATTTTCATAATACTGTATCTGTTCTGTCAAGTAGTCAGTAGGAGTAAGGGTAATCTGGTCAACAAAACTATCGTCTGTTTCTCCGTAGTAATCGGTAGAACACACAAAGTTGTCAATAATGCCACTTCTCGGAGTGATATTCTAAATCCTGCTATTGTCATAATCGTCTGTGTATGTTACAGAAGCAATAGCAACACCCTCACTAATATCGGTTTCGTCATTTGCATAAGACATACCGCTTCTGTCAATGTTGATGGTAGCACTTGTAGCAACAGGACTTATAATCTCAACATAGGCATCAGACGATGTGTCTGGTGTAGTATCAGCGGTTCCGATAACATTTACAAAATCCTGCGCCAGAAGTGTAATGCGGTCAGAAATCTTCTTCCACTTTCCGTCAAGTGCGGAAACACCAAACCTCTGAATACTTCTTAAAGAAACAACTGGGTTCTCAATATACATTGTGGACTTCTCTCCGTCAGTTGTGCGGAGAGTAACTTTTGTACCAGACCCAACGATATTCATATAAGAAAGTTGGTCAGAAGCGTAAATTAACTATTGCGAATTTTGTAAAGTTGTGGTATAATAGTAGTATCCGTTGGAAGAAGCCTTGGAACTTCTGCGTTTCAATGGCAACCTGTAATACTGAATGTTATCAGCACCTACATATTCTTCCCCGATTACATATATATAGTTGGTAGTATTGTTAAGTATAACCTCGTTCTTCTCTTTAATGTCAATGGATTGACCAGACTTGACAGTTAAAGCGGAAGACGGAACCTGTGCAGGGTCAGTAAGGACGGTGATTTGTCTTGTAGTTTGTTCCAGTTTGAATGTTGGAGAGATAATGGCTGACTTGAACTTTTGTCCAGTAAACTCACCATAAGCAACTCTTGTGTATGGTGCAGATTCATCATCTTCGGTCTTGTAATAGAGAACAAGACTTTCGCCCTTTGACAATTTATGGTCTGTATTGGCAGACACCGACCTACCAACATAATCGTACTTGACATAAGCACCGTAGGTCAATGCGCTACTCAACTGCGGTTTGACGAACTGGACAACCTCGTTCTGCTTCGGGTAATACCTTGCAGTTGTAGTCATTGTAGGTGGTGTTCCAGATGGGTCACCAAATACGAATGGCATAGTTGTGGTAATGTCAAGGCTCTGTGCGGATTCAAACTGCTTTTCAGTTTCATTTGCTCCGTAGATAAAGCCCTCTTTGTCTGTCTGGAACAAAGGAGTTACACCTGCAAGAATGTTCTTGACAACTACCTCATCTCTGAACTCTGCTCTCTTTGTAGAGTACAGGACAATATCTCCGTCTTTGTTAAGGAAGTACACATAACCAGAGGTTGCTTCAATGGTATCGTCTGGGGACATCAAGAACACATTTTTCTTTCCGATTGACTTGACATCATTGTTTGTGCCGTGGAGATATGCTTCGTGGACAAGTCTGCCAGAGCCATCGTCTTTCTCGCTTTCCTCATCAAGAATGTCAGCAAGGACATAATCAACCTCGTCACTTATGCAGACTTCTTTCCAAGCAGGGGCTAACTTATGCGTTCCGTCATACTCGTCATCGGAATAGTACAGCGCATAAGTGTAGTACATAATCTGGTTGAGAGAAATGTTCTTTATCAAGTTACTGGAAGTCAAGATGTCCGTGAACAAATCGTCATAGTTGATTTCTTCCCCGAAGTTCAACTTCCGAGCGTTATACAGGTTGTAAATCTGGTTTCTGATAGAGTTGATAACATTTTCTTTTTGGATAGTTGTCAACTTTATGGTCGGGAAAACAGTAAGTTTGATTTCAGCAACATTCTTAATCAAGCACATCTTGTTTGGCTCAATGTCGGAGAAATCGTGCTGAACACACTTCTCGTCATTCAGCAGGAGAACAAGTTGCCGTAACGAAGAGTCTATGTTGAGTGGGTCTTCAACATCTCTGTCAACATACATTTGGAATGTGTTGTCATAGGCTTGCTTGTTCTGTGAAACAGAGGTTGTGTCTGTAAGGTCATTGTATTGAAGCGCATATATCTTCAACCCAAATGGAGATACCTTTCCGTTTGCGTATGGGTCAGATGTTCTGTCGGCTTCCTGCGTGTAAACAATGTTTTCGGAATCGTTCAGAGTTGAAGCAACAATTCTGTATGTCTGCTGAATATCATTTGTTCTATCGCAAACAACGGCATTGGAAACTTCGCCTGTGTTATAGACAGCATTGTTATAATCACGCAAAGTAACAAGGGTGTCAAATGTTCCCTTGATATGCTCATAGTTTACATACATTGAGTTGATAGATTCTGGGTCTTGACCAGTAACCAACAGGTCAATGTTTTGTATGCGGAGATTATCACCGTTTAAGGTAACTTCACCCTCACCACCTTGGACATACTGCGCCGTAATGGAAGAATTGTAGAGTTGGTTTAATTGACCAATTCCCACAATACCATCTTTGCCGTTGGAGATGAGATAGTAAATGTAAATGCCACCGCCGATTAAATCAGAAATGTCGGCAGGGAATTCAAGGTAGCACCTGTTGGTAGAAATGTCAACATTGAAACTGTAAAAATAGTTCCCAACTTCCTCAATGTAAAGGTTGTCTTTCTGCTCCCAGAAAGTCCTTGCGTTTATCTGCTTGCTCTCCTGTGCATCTTTGCTAATGACGAAGATACCATTTTGAGCAATGTTGTAGTCTGGGAAGTACACACGATTATTGGCATCAAGCAGGTCAAGAGTAATCAGAGTGCTGTTG